GGTCGAATCACCCGCAGTTGGCGTTGGAATGGGGCCCACCAGATTCAACGCTAGCCCCAAGGTGAGCAGCACGCATAGAGCGCTCCCTGAGACAGGGGTCCATCTGATGTCCTCACCACTGCCCTGCCATTGAGTGCATCTTTTCGGTGCAACACTTAGCTCTCATTGCGCACCCGCACATCGGCAATAATCCCGCAGGTTATTGATTGCTCTGGTGCGCTGCATGCTCATTAAGACAGTAGCCGGCTATCTGAATGCCGTGGCCAGTGCCTGTCTCATGGCCAGTGCGAACTCGAGCTTGAACCGGCTACGTGCAGCCTGGTCAGCCACCTCAAAGAATCGCAATCGTCTGCGATATGACGCCCTGCTCACGAAGAGGAATACGGGCTTGATGCTCGAGCCGAATCCGAACTCTGTCCTGACGTAGATCCCGGGCTTCAGCTTCTGGGTACGTTGCGAGGGTGGCCACGTGGAGAAGTAGAAGGTCGGTCGCTTTGTCCTGCTCCTGCGGCGTCTCAGTCTCGAGCGTGCTGTGGTGTTGGCTGTGGCATCGAACTGGGCCTGCAGGTCAGAGACGATCTTGGTGAGCTGGGATCTCGGAACATTCCCGTATGCGTCCAGTGGGATCAGCGATGTGGGAACAGCGAACGCATTGGGCGGCATCTTGCCCGCTGCGATCAGCCTTCGCTCGAATCCCTTGCGGGCTCGCTGTCCACCGTAGATCTCGGACTTCAGGAACTTGATCGGGACGATACCCCCGCCGGTGGGGTCATCCTTGATCTTCACCAGTGCCCAGAGCTTGTTCTTCCGGGCGGCCTCGACAAAGGTCGAATTGAGGGTATATCGGGTCGGTCTGTCGAAGACCCGGCCGATTTCCTCGATTACCTTCTGCTGGGCGAACTTTGCGGTTCGGGTCAGAGCCAGAGCGGTGGCAAACGGCACCTGCTCCCGACCCATGCGGGAGAGGTGGTTCTCGATCTCGTTGATATCGCCCTGGACGGAGTACTCAAGCATACTGCCCAGCCCAGGGAGGAAAACAGTGAACTGCGAACATCAATTCGTGGCCGTGGAAGAGAGCAAGTCCGTCACCTTTGCAGGCATATTCGGTGTCGTTCTGTTCCTGTTCGGCGGAGCGGTCTGCTTTGCCAACGTGATCTTCGGGGCGCTGATCATCGTTCTGGCCATTATCATCAGCATGAGTGGCCGAAAACGAACCGTCATCAAATGCGCGAAGTGCGGCGAAATCAGCGCTGCCTGACCTGAACCATCTGCCGGGCCACTCTCGGACGACCATTGACCAGCACACTGAACACGACCGTGTAGTCCTGCCCGTCCGTTCCGCCCGTGTAATCCGCAAGCAGATTCGTGAATTCACTCACGATCAGCGAACTCACGCTAAGGCCCGGGTCAGGTACAGCCGTGGGCGCTGAAATCGGATTCAGACCATTGTCGGCTGCAACCATGCACGTCCATGTCACAGAGCCGTCTATCACCGTTGCCCCGAGTGTTTTCGGCCATACCGGCTCACGACTGCCGCTTGTGCCGCCATTCGATACGAAGGAAAACCCGTTCCCGCGCGTCGGCCTCACGAATTCCGAGGCATCGTAAACCTCGTTCGGCCTCCAGATGTTCGCGCAGACCTTGTAGAAGCGCAGGATCACGCTGCGCACCTCTGCAGGGTCTTTCACGATGGGCGGGAAACGATGCTCGCTCATGGGCTCAGTTCAAACACTTCAGTTTCATGCTCGATTTCCATGATGGCCACCGCATCCGCTATCTCGAATGACTCGCGCTGTTTAGCCAGACCGATCGAGCTCGAGCCAATGAAATTCGAGAGGGAATCATCGAGCGTGGTTTCTATACGCCCCACGGTCGCACCAGGCAGAAGCACGAAGCCCACGAAAGTGCTCAGCGCATCTTCGAGCCCGACCTGAATCGTTCCGGTGTAGCTCGGGACCGTATGCGTTCCAGTGAACGCCGCACTTACATCATCGAGCGTGACATTTACGGTCCCAAAGATCGTATCGGGCGTGAACGACTGGCCGCTGAAGAGCGCACTCGCATTGCCGAGCACACTTACGATCTGGCCCAGATTGCTCGCTGGGGCCGTATGCGTGCCCGAGAACGCGGCCGCGCTGTCATCCAGCGTGACACTGATGGTCCCGAGCACTGCACCCGGATCGGTGTACGTGCCCGTCAGCGCGCAGGATGCATCTTCCAGCGTGACATTGAAGTCACCCGAAACGCCCTGCGCTTCAGAGAACAGCCACGCAATACCGATACTGACCGGAATATCGATCAGTTCGAGCTGGGCAATCTCGCCAATGAACGAGACGGTCGCGCTTTCGAGAATGACCCCGATTGAACCGGTGGCCGTCCCCGAGCTGGCAAAGAATCCCGTGAATGCGGCCGCAGAGGCCGGCAACGTGACGTGAATCGATCCCGTGCGATCGATGCTGCCGTCGCCCTTGGGCCAGTGACCCGTGGGCCAGTGCTGGGTATTCCAGTGGCCTACCGGCCAGTGATCGTATGTCCCTGTGGTCGGAGTGACATTCGGCCAGTGACGGTCGGGCCAGTGCCCTGTAGGCCAGTGAGCACTGGGCCAGTGGGTCTGGGCCACATTACGGGCTCAGCGTGACAGAGTCACGGTCGTTGCCCGTGTATGTCACGATGGCGCGGGTCGCCACACCATCCGGTGTCTTGAAGGTTCCACCGACTGTCTCACCGAGCACGGCCGCGAGAATGAGTCGCTGCGCCTGATCCGCAGTCACTGGGGTACTCGCCTGGGATTCGACGACACGAGCACCCGAAGCCGCAGCGATTTCTGTCCCGACATCGGAAGCCACCTTGGCGGCCGTGATGGCATCGGCTGCAATCGCAGTAGCCGTCAATACTCCAGACTGCATGGCACCGACACTCACATCGAGCCGTCCCGATATCAGACTCGACAGAGCTACGCCATTTACCTGTATGGCGTTGACCTGCAGTACACCGGAGGTTGCCGGAACAGTCGTGCCGCCAATCTGGTCCGTGTTGGCCGTTACGCGTGCCGTGACTGAAGCTACGGAACCTGAGAGATTGCCCGTGATGTTGCCCACAAGATCCGAATCGATTTCATTTCCGCTCGTCACCGTGCACTGAATGCCGTGACCCGAAGTTGCTCCACCGATGAAGCTCGCGCCGTTGCCGGTTGCGCCACCGCTTGATTTCAGACCCTGCGCAGAACCCTGACCGACGAGCTCCAGTGCAATCGCATTGCCTGCGGTTCCCGTCGCCTTGATGGCGCTGCCTGAGGTCGCGCCACCCACGGCAGAGATACCGATACCCGTCGCACCACCTGTAGCGAGAATTCCTGCGCCTGTTCCATTGCCGGCTGCACTGATCGCGGGCTGGTTAGTCGAACTGCGGGAGACGAGCAGGCCATCGGAGATAGTGAGCGAGCCTGTGACCGTGAGAGCCGCGAAGGTCGTCGTGCCGGCATTCGTCCCGTTGATATGCAGGCCACCTGAAGCGCCTGCAGCAGCGGTACCCGAAAAATTCAGCTGCGGATTGAAGGCGACTACTTCACCGATGATCATGTCGGTGGGGTCTGCGCCGGTGCCTGTCGCATGGAGACACAGAACACCCAGCGTATTCGAATCGGTGGCATTCCCGGCCACCTTGTACCAGCCATTGGATACTTCCGTGACCGCACCAGATGGCGAGGCAAATGCGCCCGCTGCTTTGCTGATCGTGACCGTCGGAGTAAGACCCGTCTTGCCCGTGACGTGATCCGTACTGTCGGTCATGAAGAACATGATCGGATAGGCGGTGGTCGATTGCTGGATCAGCATGCCTGTTCTCTAATGAGCATTGGTGCCAAAGATTCTCTGACGCCGTTTACGTGCCTGTGAGGCGCCCGTTCCCGGTGTCCCAATCGTCCATTGCGGTGACACGCCGTAGGTGTTGAGCGCACTTCCCGCCTTCGTCACACGGAAGTCGTAAATCTGTCCGTTCGAGGCGTTGCTGCTCGCCTTGAGACACCACTCTATTTCGGTGTAGTCGTCGGTCGTAATGTCGATGGCGGGCGCAGGGTTACTGCTTTCGCACATCTCACCCGCCACGAAATCCGCCGTTGTCTTGCCACTGGGCGCTGCGAGTTGAGCCGTCGTCGTATCGCTGTCGGCGAACTGCGAGGACAGCGCGAGCTGAATCGGCTTGTCGATCTGACGCAGCCGGATCATGACCGCAGCACCCGCCGTGTTCGCCGCGTTCGTGCTCGAGGCCGTTGCGGTAAATGTCCCCGCTGCTGAACTCGTGCCTGATGTCACCGCGTGCTGACACACGATGATGCGACAGTCGTTACCGGTGGAGACCGCAGTATCGGTGTGCTCGGTCAATGCACCATAGGTCATGCCGGTCTGCGAGAGCGCTTCCGAGGCCCACGTTGCCGTGTCTTCGGATGAGCCAGCCGCTACGAACACCAGATCGCCTGCGGTCACCCCCGGATCGGTGCCGAACGTCACACTGAATGCGGTACCCGCACTGTTGTCAGAGCCCGTCGCCGTCGCCGCATCCCAGTTCTTGCCGGTGGTCTTGGTCGAGCGCCAGATCACCGCTCCACAACTGGTGCCCGAGGTAATCGCGAGCGTCACACTGCCCGATTCGGTCCCGACCGCTTCCCGTCCGAACACCGTGACGCGAATGACGCCCGTGCCCGCTGCCTCACTGCCCGCACCGCCCGTCACCGTCGCAAGCTGCGTCCAGCCTCCTGCGGGAATCGTAGGCGTTGAGGCATTTGGCCGATTGACCACGGCCATGAGCAGGTAATCACCTGCCGCTATCGAGGCGGGATATGCAACCGTAGGCGCCGTGGTGCCCGTGTTGGTCGTAGTCCCAATCGTGCCGAACGCGAGCGCACCTGCACCGGCGGCTTCGACTTTCGCATAGACCGAATCGCTGGAGAGTTTCGTCTCCAGTTGAAACTGGGTGCTCGCCAGATCGGCCGTCGTATCGATCAGAAAACGCAGTCGGGTGTTTATTCCCGTCGTTCGCGTGACCGAGGTGTCCTGAGTCGCAAGTGAGGACGCCGCCGTTTCGCTGCCATCATCGGCCCGCCACAGAAATCCTTCCTGCGTGGTGGTGGCGCCACCGAATGACCCCGGCGGGGGATCGGATGCCCCGTTGGTGACCGAGCCGCTCGTCGTGAACGTGAACGCATTCGGTCCCTGGTCGACCGAGCTCGTATCGTTAAAGTGATGCGAGAAGAGCAGACCCGTCGTGATGACAGGAGCCGTCGCGCTTGCTTCGGCGAGCAGTTCTGCATTGCTGAATACGCGCGCCCATGCACGGACATGAGCGACTTCACCATTGAGGCTCGTGACCGCCGTCGGATCGGCGAGCTGGCCGATGCGAATGTAGCGCTGCAGCTGCGAGAGCGCAGTGAAATTCTGCTTCTCGACGAGCGTCGTGTTATCGCCAATGAACCACGTCGTGAGCGGGTTCGCACCCGCCGGACGGGAGATGGCAATGTAGATCCACGTGTTGATCGGCAGCGGCACGCCCGTGAAGCCGAACCCGCTGCCGTTCGCCGCAGCATCGAACGCGCCCGTGGCGCCTGTCGTGCCATTGTTGTACGACTCGACGGAGTCAGAACGGCTGTTGCTGAGCTGCGAGAACGAGACGAACGGCTCGAAGCTCGTCCAGTTCACGACCTGCTTGAACCAGCCCGCGATACACAGCGCATCGGAGGCCGGAGTCAGATCGAACGAAGTCGTCAGGTCAAAGAGAATGTTGGCGCTGGCGCCATTGATACGGACGCTCATAGGCCGTTACTCGCCAGGAGCACCGCATAACAGCCTTCGGTATGGGCCTGAGCCCACACGAGGATCGAACGGCCATCACCGACGTCTTCGAGGAGGTTGAACTTGCTGAACGAGCCTGCGGCAGTGGTCGGACTGATCGTCGCGCCACCGAAGGTCACCGAGGTCCAGCTATACGTGCCGGTGAACGGATTGCTCGGGATCGTCAGCACACGGACGGTGTTGCCGCCGTGGTCGTAGGCGTACACCTTGCCGCTGCGCTGGTGATAGACCGCGCCCGTGCCACTTCCGTATGCACCTGTCCCCGTCGGAACCTTCTGCGCCCACGTCGCCACCGGGTTATCCGGGTTGAAGATGACGATGTAGCCTTCGAGGTGGCCGATGATGCCGACGCGCTTGTCCGGCGCGATCACCATCCAGCTCGCATGGCCATTGCCGACCGCGCCGAGCGAGACGTTGTACTGCTGGGCAGTGAACTTGCTCGCATGCATAGACCAGAGTGACTGGCCGTTCGCATTCGAGCCCACATTCGGACAGCGGAAGAGCTTCCAGCTATTCGGATCGAACGCCGCAGGCCCGCCCTGCGTGTCCATGTTGCCGCCCTTGACGGGCATCGGATCGCCGTGACGTACCCATGGGGCCGCGGCAGACGAAACAGGGAATGACGTCAGCGAGCGTCTGTCGAACGTCCACGCTTCTGTCTGGCGTCGGCCGTTCGAGTACGTGCCCTCAGGACCGAATACCCAGAGCTGGCGCGCGGCCCAGAGCGCCGTGTTCCAGCCGTGATAGCTGCGAATCTTGCCGTCGCTGTAGGCACTGCCGGGGCCGCTGAATTCGACGTCTGCGCCATCGACCGCAATCGTGGGATTGGAGATGCGGAATGCACCCGGCGTATTCGTGCGCAGGCGAAAGCCGATGACATCGTTGCCGCTCGAGTCGGTATGACCACCCGTGGCCGGCAGGATCAGCTCGCCGTCCCATGGATTGACGACGGCCGGCGTCCATGCGGTGAACTTCGAGCCGAAGTCGTAGCCGCCCGGAATCGTGGTCGGCATCGCGTCCATCCAGCGATTCGGCGCCGTGCTTCCGAGATGAACGACGGTGTTCGTCGCGAGGCTCGTTGCCCATGTCGGAAGCGTCGCGCCTGGTACGTCCTGCGGACACTCGATGAACTCGCGGCTGAAGATGATCGAGGCGAGATCGTGATCCCAGCCTGATTCGGGAATGGCGTTTGCCGTCTCACCTGTCGCATTCATGAATGCATTGACGGCGATCGCATTGAACGCCTGCGGCCACGGATCGGTCGTGCCGTAGGACCAGACGTAGTCTTTCTTTTCCCAGATCTTCGTGTACTCGCGCTCGTTCCTGCGCGCGACCCACACCTCGACCCACGTGTCGTTGTTGGGATTCCCGGCCATCACCGGGTTATCGCCACCGCCGCCGTCGTGGCCCGGCTTCACATGGATCAACAGCGTGACGTACTCGTCCGCCGGGAAATTCCAGCACGCGGTCTGCGTGTTGCTGCCGATGAGACAGGTCGACGAATAGTCCGCGCCCGGCTGGAATTCTCCAGAACCGGAACTGCCCTGCTCGGAGGTCAGATGCGAGTTCGAGCGATTCCCGAAGTTCGTGTACATCTGGTACACGGCGCTCGGATTCGACTTGACGACGAGCTCCTGATTGAGCGTGCGCGGCTGCTGCGTACCCAAACCACCCGTGGGTCCGTCACCCGAGGTGAGGATCATGAGCAGCTTGCCGTCGGGCTGGCCGGGCAGGAACCTGCCCGCGCTCATCCTCACACGAGCCTGGATGTAGAAGTCCCAGCCCGGAATGCTGTCCGCGTGAAACCCGCCCGAACCGCCATCACCACGAATCGGATTGGTGACCGTCGACAGATAGTCGGGGTGGTAGTAGTACCCATCCGCCCATAGGCCCAGCTGAGTCGAGCTCGGCACCCACGTCTTGCGAGCGAGCGTTCCGTTCAGCGCAGGATCGGGCGTCGCCTTGCCGTTGCCCGGCGAGTTGAGCGGCGAGAAAGGACGTTCCCATCCGCCCTGACAGATGCCACCGGCAGGGACACGACAGCGCACCGCGCCGCCAGAGATGCCGTCTGGTATCCAGAAGACTTTCGCGGGATCGCTCGAGGGATACTTGAAGGCGTCGAACTCGGAAGACGTCGCGAAGTCATGCGCCCAGACCACACCCTTGGCGGTCGAGCGCTTGGTCCAGTCTGCCTGCACAAGAGTGGTATTCGTTCCTCCGCCGGGCTGGGTGAACGTTCCACTGATGCCCGATGTGGCATTGGCGAGCGTCACGCCAATCGAGCCGGTGCGGTTCGGAGCCGCCGCAAAGATGCCGCGAAACGCCGCAGTCGCACTCTGGAGCGGGCTGTTCAGCGTTCCCGTTCTGGCCGGAGCCGGCGTGAACGTGCCGCGGATATTCGTCGTTACGCTGGCAAGCGTGTTCGCGACCCGCCCGAGAATCGAGGGCTGGTCAATGAAGCGAATCGCCATTTACGGCCCGATGATGTCCGCGAGCGAGACCGCGTATCGCTTGCCGGTCGCTGCGACGTAGTCGGTCGGTGTTCCCGCCCCGTCTGTCGCATCCTTGAAATGCAACACACGCGTTCCGTATACGAGAGCTGCGCCCGTCACACTCGCGCTCCATGCGCCGGTCGGGACCCAGCACGGATTGCCGAAGGGGTCAGTGTTAGCGCCTGCCGCCTGCAGATAGGTCAGTACTCCATTCACCTCAGACCAGCCCGCCTTGTCGAGGACAAGCGGCGTATAGCCGTTCGCGATCGAAGGCTGCACGAGATCCGCGGTAACCGTGCTATCGCCGAGACTGTTCCTCGCATTGGTGTACAACACGAGAGTGACGTTCGGACCGTCGATCAGATAGCGCTTGGCTATCTCGCTGCGTCCACCGAACGGAGTGCCGCGCAAAGCCAATTCAGTGCACCTCGATAAGGGACGGCAGGCGGTTCGCAATCTCGCGACCGACTTCTTTTCCGTACGCGTCCTGAACTGCAGACTGCAGGCGACGGACCAGCGTCTTCGCGTTCGCCCCATCCTTGCGTGCGCTATCGAGCAGCGTGTCCCATGTGGGAACGAGACCGCGATCCGCGAGCATCGGCAGGCTGATTTCCAGCGGCACACCGTGCGTGGCATGCCAGCGCCACACCTCAGTGCCGGGAATGCATTTCACTCAGGGATTCCCGTCCGTGATCGAGGCCGTGCTGATGGCCACAGTCCCGCCCAGCACAATCGAGGTCGAATCGAGCTGGAGATCCCCAGTGCCGGCGCTCACGGTCGAGACCGTCATGTCCAGCACGTGTGTCGTGCCGTTCGACTGCACGATACGAGCCCACGTTGCCGTGCCGGTTGCCGCCGCAGAATTCGCAGGCGAAATCGTATTGAGCGTGAGTACGCCACTCGACGCTGCGGGCGCGAACGTCGCATTGCACGTGAGCTGCGCGAGCAGATTGGTTGCGGCGCCACCGGTCGCCGGCTGTGTACCGTCATAGATACGCAGCAGGGCCGAGCTGCCGGCCTGTGTCGTGATGGCGTTCAGGCGGTTGTTGCGCAGGGTTACTGCGAATCGCATGGTCATTTGGCAGCCCTCCGCGCTTCGACTTTCGCGACGAGTTCGTCCGCCGTAGGTGCACGGCCTCCGGTCTCGCGCATGAGTTCCTCGAGGCCTTCCGCATCGAGGGACTTGCGGGCAGCCTCGATCATGTCGGGCGGCGGCGTGACCGTGCCCCCTAATACGGGTCGATACATTTCAGACTCCAAAAAAAGAAAACCCGCCGAAGCGGGTCAGTGAACGAACCTGCAGAGAAGCAGGCAGAGGGATCTCAGGAATCGGCTAGACGGAAATTTGATGGCGCAGCGAGTTTCGCAAACGCTAAAGGGCCAGCCACCCGGGCTGTTTCACCCTCGATGCCGGCGCCGTTGACCGCCCTGATCGAAAAATGATACGTGCCGTTCGCATTCGCGAGTGACGGCGCAGTGAGCAGATCGTAAACATCGACATCTGCCAGCATCACATCGGGTGTGGCCGTGTCATCCGGCGGCGAGTCCTTCTTGATCCGGATGTTGTACCCTGCCGCGCCCTCAACCTTGTCCCACCTGAGAAAGCGATTTGCCACGAGCCATGCTCCGAATGATGTTTGGACTCGCCAGTCGAAACTGACGAGAATCGAGAAATCGAGAAGCTCTACGCGAGCGCCAGGCTCGGCGAGCTCGTACACCACATCAGCGCACAAGACTGCCGCCCACGATGCTCTTCGCGCGGATGTCCGAGATCAAAGGACCTGCCGTCGCGCCTGTCGAAGACGGCAGTACGGTCCACGATACGAGACAGGTGCCGGTATCGATGCCATCGAAAGCCGAGAGCGTGAACTGTCCCGATCCGACGATGATTGGCGTGCCGACGATGACCTTCGCCGTCTCGTCGTAGGCCGTGCCGGTCGGGGCCTGTCCGTCCTGTAGCCTGATGACGAGCGCATCGCTCTCAGGGTTCGAGAAGAATCCCGAGACGCCCTGACTGACCGCCACACCCACCGTAAACGTCAGCGCCTGATTCGCCCCGTTCGGGATGACGTTATTGACGTACTGTTTCTGGTTCGGACCAAATCCGAGAAGCTGTCGGCTCCAGTGCGCGACGAAGAACGACTGACGTGCGCTTGAGCCGAAGGTCTGGATAGTCGCGATGCCATCGGGACTCAGCGTGACCTGATTGCCTTCCTGATCGATGTTGTCGTAGACGGCGAAGTCGCCCTGAAACACCGAAGGGTTCGCGTCCGACCAGATCGACTGGCTGTTTTCGCTGTCAATGGTCTCGACCAGTGTCCGGCCGAGTGCACCCGCATAGGTTGCAAGCCGCGGCAGCGGCGAGATGCCATCGAAGATGCCGATCACTACATCACCAGTACGCGATCGCCGACGGCAAAGGCGGCATCCGGGGCCTGCGTGAACGTAACGCTGGCGCTACCGGATGACAGCGTATGCGTCGCGATCACAGCGTAGTTGCCCGCGATTGAAGCCCCATACCCCGAATAGATCTGTCTGTTGCGCAGACGGTTGGACGGCAACCCGATTCCCGCGATGACCATGCCGAGCGAAGTCACCGAGGACACCACCCCCGGATACATCAGGACGTAGGTGCCGCGATTCAGGATCGAGAAGCAGGCGAGAATCGCATTTACCGTTTCGCCGTCGATGATGGCGCCGATGAGCGCGATCGAGTAGTCCTCGTGCGCGACGTAGAAGGCATCCGTCGTGTCGAGCGTGCCGTACTGAAGGCCGGTTACGGAATCGAAGTTCGGCGTATCGACAATGCCAGTCGTGAACTCGGTTGTGCTGCCGCCCTTGTAGACGCGCAGTGATCCCGCAACCGAGCGCGCGATCGAGCCACCGGTCTTCGCGTTCGTGCTCCACGGGAATTTCACCGGCTGGCCGGGCAGATGATCGCCGAGATACATGTCGTTACGTGCCTGCCGGGTTCGATCCGGATACGGTTCCGCCCGGAGCGGGCGCCCAGTGGAAGCTGTGTGTCACGAGACCAATCGGAAGTGACCAGTCCGTCACACCTGAAAAGAGTCGTACGACCGTGATGGAGAACGGCAGCGCCGCCGTCTCGCCGGTCGTATTGATGCCATACACCGTGAACGGGCCGAAATTGCCCCGCACGGTCGGCGTACCGTTGATCGTCCCCGTCAGTTCATCAAACGTCAGTCCATTGATGGCGGCATCGATGTCCGGCGCGATACGAAACGAAGTTGCGCCCGTGAAGACGTTGCAGACCTTCGCCGCGATCGTCTGGTCGACCACATACGATTCCGAGGAGATGACTCCTGCGAGAATCGGCGCGATCGGTGAAAAGACAATCAGCGAGCCGAGATCGCTTGGCGTCGCGAGACCTGATGTCGCCCCGGTCCCGATGAGTTGGATCGCGACACCAACCTGGCTCGTCGAGCCTGATGGCGTGCCGGACAGGACCCCCGCCGAGAAAGTGAGCCCGAGTCCAGCGAAGGTCCCAGGCGTCGCCTCCGTGACGTTGACGACTTCCTCGTCGGACTGCCAGCGCGCGTTGAAATCGATCGGCGGGATGGCCACGCCCTGCTGAAACGTGATCGTCGCTAAGTCAGGTCCGATGAAGCGAGGCGCGAGACCGGATATGCCCCAAACGACATCGGCCATTTCACTGCACAGCCCCGCGGTTCTTCCACACTACGCCACGCGATCCGTCATCGTTCGTCGTCATGAGCCAGATCGGACTGTTCACCACCCGCGTCACGCTCGTCTGCACGGTGATGACTCCGGTCAGGGGGTTGCCACCGTCCGCAATCTGCGTGGGGTTGCACTCGGTGACCTTGGATGTCGCCGCAGGACCGACGCAAATCCAGTCGCCGTATTCCCGATGGAGTCCGCCCCACGTATAGGATGCCATGCCGTAGTCGTCCTTCATGACGAAGGGATCGGCGACCGTGAACGATGTCCCGCTACCCACCGCGGAGACTTTCGTGATCGGCGCGGCATCACCAAGGCCAACCGTATTCGTCGGCGAGAGCGCCAGGCCGGCCCTGCTCGGGACGGGGGTAGTCGTGCCGTTCGCGAACTTCAGCGGCGTGAGCGTGTTGTTGCAGACGTTCGCTGGCCACTTCGTGCAGTCGGCCCACGAGACCGTGCCCGAACCATTGCCGCCGAGCGAGAATTGAGCCGCGGTGCCAGGCCCGCTTGCGATGTTGTAGTCGTAGACCGAGTCCCGCCAGTCATTGGCGTACGTGCCCTTGCCCAGCACGGTCATGTTCTTCTTGATCCATGGCACGGTCGTCGAGCCACTGTTGCGACCGTCGAGCATGCCCATGAAGATGTTGTTCCGGAGCAGCACTCCGGAGCAGTTGCGCGTGTCGGCGTTCGTCGGAAATGACACGTCGAGATCCGTCGGGAAAATCCCGGCGTGGCCGTACATCGTGTTGTTGTAGATCTTCTGCTGGCCAATCGTGTACGGCAGCACCGAATTTGCAGAGCCGAATGACAGTCCGCAGGTCGTCGACATGGACGCAACCGGGGATGTGATCTGCTTGTTGTAGAAGTAATTGCCCCGGACGATGACGCCGATGCCCCAGAGCTCCATGGAGTAGTTCCACGTCCTGCGCTCGCCGTCTGCGCCGGCGTCGTACATCTCGTTGTCTTCGACGGTCACCGGCCCGTAGGCTGCTGGAAAGGCAATCGAGCCGTGGACCTGATCGTGATTGCCGGCGCCTACTTCGAGCGTGTGATTGCCACGGGCCGTCGGATTGCGGGGCGGCACATCGGCGAAGTCACCCCAGTAGTTCGAGACCACATTCCGCCGCGCCACCTGCCATGGGCCGCGCAACATCAGGGTCTTGTGCCCCCCGCGCCGGAAGATTGAATCGATGACGACCGAGTGATGCGAGCCGAAGAAGAAGAGATCGCCCGAGTCATCCTTGTTGTAGGTGCCATCGGCGAACAGCCCCTGGTTGGCGCCGTGGTCGTAGCCCTCGACGTTCTTCACCAGCATGTAGCCGGAATCCTGAAAGATGTCGTTGGCCGTAAATCCATTACCCGTGCCGCCGCCGTGCCAGGTCTGGTTGATGAAGGCGATGTGCGAGGACTGACGCACCAGCAGCGCATGGCGGTTGGTATAGCAGTTGAAGATCGGCGCCGTGTTGTTGCGAGCACAGCCGATGTTGAACTGCGAGTGATCCCCGAGCCTCAAGCCGGTGCGATCCTCGAGGCCCCCGTCCACAATCCAGTAATGGCAATTGGTCCAGTCGCTGATGCCCTTGTCGTTGCCGGCATCGGAACTGAAGATGATGTGATCGCCCTGACGGACACGGACCGTAATCTCGTGGCCTGCCGTGCCACTCACGCCGTTGCAGACGAGCTTCGGCCAGATCTCGGTCGCCCCGGGAACCGTCGTGCGCAGCTCGAGAATGTCATCGGGCACCCGCTGCGAAATCGCAGCCGTCGCGAGCTGCAGGTCGGTGTAGTTGCAGCCGACCCGGCACGCGGTATGCGTCGGGTCCGGAATGGTGTCCGGGGGTTTGTCGCACTCCGGGCAAGAATCCCGGAAGCCACCGCTGGCCGCAATCTGCACCTGATTCTGACCCGTGCGGGATGCTGCAAGCGATTTCCAGCCCGTCCCGTCATTCCAGCGCCAGGCGAACAAGGAGACCGCCGTGGGAATATGGAACCGGCCGTTGGTCTCTATCGTGAAATCCTGCACGCCCGAGCCGTTCTTGCAGCCTGCCCCCGGGGTGCGGGTAACCGTCCGGACATGGACCTGACTGTTGCTCGTGAGGTCATTGGCCGGATTCGAATCGCCGAACCGGTTGACGTGACCTGAAGCGGTCGAGAATGGAATCAGCGTCCCGAGATCGAAGTAACACTCCCCTGTCGGCGCATCGATAGTAACGGCCTTGCTCGCGACCGTACCGACATTCGTCGTCACCCTGACTGACCGCGATCCGAAACGGCAGTTGCCCTGAACCGCATCCACCTGGATATCGGTCGCAGACCACGAGTCCACGGTGAACGTCGAGGTCATGGCGCCGTCGACGCACTGGACGCTGCCCGTGCCCTGACTCGCACCGAACCCCGTCCCGATGACGTGCAGGTTCGTTTCCGTGGAGGTCAGGACGTTGTCGCCCGAGACGCTCGTGATCGCCGGGGCGCCCCCGCCCGAAGCTTTCAGGAAGATCATTACCGAGTTCTGCGTGGAGACACTCGGATTGCCGGTGATCAGCAGGTCCTGCTGGGCAATCGCGGTCAGCGTCGTCTGGATCGAATACGCGACCGCCATCGCGTTCGAACCGAAGGCGGCGTCTGCCGTCTCGGTGAAGTTCGGCGCAACCGCAACGCTCGTCCACGTGTTGTTCGAGCGGCCAACGTAAATTGCCGCTTCATTCGCCGCGGTCGGTGTCAGCGCCGGGATGCGAAAGGCAGTCTGTGAACTCGCGTTCGCCGTGTTCGAGACATCCACGACCGAGGCGATGTTGGTCGTATCGACACCGCGGAAGACCAGACACTGCGCCTGCAGCGTCGTCGTAGTGCCGGGGTTGACGGTAGGATTGGCGTCAGATCCCGCCGCAATGTGACCGTAGAGCTTCGTGCTGATGCCATTGGCGGCGAGCTCTGTGAATCCTGAAGGCGTCGGAACGGTGCCCGACCCGTCGAACTCGATAGCGACGATCCGCAGGTCGTTGGCTATCGCGGCCGGGCAGACGACAGTCTTCGTCGTCCCCGTATTCGATTGCATGACGGCGCCAGAACCCACAAAGGTAATGGCCGCCAGCGCCCATCCGGGCGATAGCAGGATGAGCGCAAGCAGATAGCGCAAAGTTAGCCTCGTATATGAAAACGCCCCGCGCAAAGGCGAGGCGTCAGAGCGACTGAAGGCGCTCAGCCGGTAACGGTCAGCTTCGTTCGATTGAGGGCCGTAAGGTTAAGATCGGCCGGGGAGAATTTCGGCAGCGTAGCCGTAATGGACTGCTTTGTAGCGGATTCTCTGCGCAGTGGCAAGCTCGCATCACATGCAGTCGGATCGAGCCTGGCAAATACCCAGAACTCGGCGCGGCCAACAGCCTCCCAGAACACGCGCTCCTTCATGCCGATGATCTTCGCCCGGTCTGACCACGACAGGTTGAACTCGGGGTCCCAGACGTACTTGACGTGTATCGCGTCGTAGGTGCTCTCAGGCATGCCAACGAGCGCACGCTGCACTTCGAGTCCGTCACCGAAATAGACTTCGGCCCACCGTTGAGCTGACGCGCCTGACTGCCCGGCTGCCACACGTTCGTCGAGGATGCGGCCCATGAAGCTCTCAGAGTAGCCGTCGATGTGCCGGCGAATCGCACCCTGACTATTCACGTACGTGTCACGACCTTGCCAGATGCGACGCTTCTGCCGGCCCCAGCGATTGCAGGCAAGGCGGACCCACTCCGGAATATCGCTACGGCTCATTCGACCCTCATCAATTGTGCGAACTCTTCGTCGGTAATGTGCGCGCGGAGACGTTCATCAGATTGTGTTTCACGGGGAACATGCGGTGAGACCGCATCATCAGTGGAATATCTGTCGACAACGCGCTGTGAGCAGTGGAAGTCTTCGGCCAGTTTCGCATTCGTCGGTAGCTTGCGGAGGCGAGCGACGATGCGACGGCGGATGTCGGCGACGCGCTGGATGTAGGTGATCTGGTCCTTCGTCAGTACCGGCTTGCGGCTCACTTAACTACCTCGATCCGGACGACCGTCTTTCGCTCCTTGCCGACCATCTGGAATATCACCGGCTCGCCAATCACGGCGGGCGTGTCGTTGAGCAGGATTCCGTGCTGAACGAGCGAGTCCGTCAGGTATTTCGTGCCACCCCGGCAGTTGTCGGTGTCGAGCACACGTGAGCCGTAGCGCTCGATGGTAATTTTCGCTTTCTGAAGCTGGGGCCGGGCGAAGTAGTTCGCATTGCTGAGCCCTGCGCGGACGAGCCAGCTCCACTTCGAGCGGAGCTTGTGGTTCTTGGACCAGTGGCCGCGCAGAAGCTTGTTGAGCGAGGGAGTCGGCTCGTCGATCTCGAAGGTGATCATTTGGACTCTCCCCCACGCAGAGCGATGCAAAGCCACGCGGTCCAGTACCAGCGGTGTTCATGGTGTCGAAGGCAGGACCAGCGCGGCTTTATGCGCAGCTTCCCCTCAGGGATAATCCGCTCACGGTCAATCGCCTGCTGGCGGGTGATGACGCCCTTCATGAGCACTGACTTGAACTGCTCTTCGGTCCAGCGCGTCACTTTGCCCTCGCATCTGCTTCAGCTTTCAGGGCCTCGTCGATCTCTCTATCGAGCGCCTCGCCATCCCATGGCACCGCGCCGATCTTCGCCGTGTCGTCGATTGAAAGAACCTTGCTCATGCCGCTGCTCACCAGCGAGAACCATCTGCGACGCAGCCAACGATAGCGAGCGGCATCCCGTGCGTCCTCTGAAGTCACTTCGCCCTCGCATCGAATTGTCCGGCCAGGATGCGCCGCGCTTCGTTGCTGAATTCGCTGGAAGAGCCCGAGATGCTCATCAGCAATCCCTGCATGGCGTGGTACTTCTCGAACTGCACGCGCGCGCTGTGCCGGTCCTCGGGGGTCTCATGCTGCCGGATCGTGATCACGCCGTCGTCACGGCTGACAACCTGAAACCAGCGATTCGAAGGTAGCCCTGTAGCGAGGTCGCGGAACAGGGCACCCGAATAGCGGAAGCCCTCGATTGTCATGACATCCGTCCACGGGTCGTACGCGAAATCGAGCTTGCTCATTTGGCCCTCGCATCTGCTTCAGCCGCCGCCCTCGCCGCATCCCCTGTAGTCACGCCGCCGCCTTGCCGGCCTTGCCGAGCAGCTCGCGCATGTCATTCTCGACACAGAGCTTCGCGCGCTCGAGCGCGTTGTTGCCGTCGAAGCACCCAAGCTGGACAGAGTCGACTGTGTCTTCTGCAATCCGCCAGGCTTCGAAAAAGTCCTTACCACCGACCTTGGCCTTCGAAACGGTGTGGCTCACGAAGCCAATCGCGTACTTCTCGAGTTCACCTTCCTTGGTCTTCAGCCCCAGCCAGCGACTCACGGCCGCACCTTAAGCGGAACGACGCTTGCTGACCGCGGATATGCAGCACGTTCGCGCTCTGCTTGGCGCATTGCTGTCTCGTAGACATCCGGACTCTCGACTGCTGTCGGAGAGCGAAATCCGCATGCTTCTGCACGAACCCGAAGCGCCGCCCATCGAACCTCTTCGGCCGCCTGCCGCGGCGTCTTCACCGGTTCCATGTCGGCCCACTCGTCCCAGAACTGATTCGGACCAAAGAACGTGCGAGCCTGCTTGACGAGCTCGGTCCCCGTCTTCCCGTTCTTGTCGCAATAGGCTTTGTACGCTCGCGTGCCAGCCAGGATGCGTTCCCATGTCGCGCCTGCGGTCAACGCTCTCGGTATCAGTGTCCGAACATGCACCCAACCGTTGTCCCCATCTCGTCTCGGATACTCTTTCTTCAGCTGCTCTACGTAGTCAGGAGGGAGATTCATGAGAACCACCTCTTATCTCTTCGACCCATTGCCGCCTGAGTGGCCCAAAGAACCCCCTACCCCCAAAGTGATATATACTTCGGAGCGGCGGTTCCTTGGCTCTTGCACACCTTCGGACCCGTTACGGGATACCCCGGCCTTACTTTGAGTTCGCGCCGGGGTCACCCGACAACCCCCACGAACCGACAGATTTAAGCGGCGTGTCGAGGCCGCTCGTCCCATGTGACGACCATCGCGTCGCGCAATGCGGCCAGTAATCGTTCTTCAGGGACACATACAGAAATCGTTTGATAACCGCGGTTCTCAGCTTTCGAGATGTAGAACCCCTCGGTCTCTCGCTGGCCTAACTGGACCCATTCGCGATGGTGCTTCCGCCAAGCACGCCGAAGCGTCGTGAATGGCAGCAATAGGCAACGCTGCGTTGGCACGATCGCATACGCGATGAAATCGCAAGACAGATCTAGCGCGACCCACCCGGCCTTCTCGCCTTTTCCTTTTGGGTACGATCCGCGCCAGACAGACCAGAACTCAAGCAGCACATCGCCGTAGTCCTTGTGTCTAACCTTCTCGTCAACGGTAAGTGTCTTTCCGCTAGCAAGCGTTAGCACGCGGTCGATACCGCCACGCTGCGCCCAGCCGTCTTGGCGGACGCTTGGCATGCTTATCAAATCGGGAAAGGCAGTTCGATATACATGCGGCCACCAAGGCGCATCTTCCTGCGCGCGTGATTTAGCTAGCGATTCTTGGAAATCATGCGGCAAGCTGATTTCCCCAGCCATTCCAGCCTTCGCGTGGCGCGCGGGCGAATAACTCCACACGCGGCAGTGTCGGATACATGGATTCGATGAATTCGTAGAACGCCACTGGCTTCGCGCTGTGCGCTTCTCGTGGCGATTCGTATACCGAGCGCGGCCTATCTCCAGGCGCTGGCGCCGGCATGCTTCCGCGCGTCGCGATCAGTAGCAGCTCGTGCTGCTGCCGGAAGTAGTAACCCATACCGAGTTGCGGCTTCACCCACACGGCGCTGGAGCGATAGATAAAGCCCCATGAAGTCAGCACGCGCATGGCCTCGGCAAGCTTCGGGCTCGTTGCCCACATGAACAGGATGGCGTCGTCTGTAGCGAGCGCTGATACGTTAAGCGCGCAGATCGAATCGAGGTCCATAGTCGGGTACTGGTTCTCGATCGCGCGACTCTCGGACTCTGCGAACTCATAGCGCCACGGAGGATCGGCGTAGAGCACTGGATAGCGTCCGGTAGGCAACTCGGGGGTCGGCTGCGCCATGGCGGCGACAGTCGCGAGCCGTTCACCGCGCCTGATTTCTTGGCGGCCTGCTCGTATCTGCTTGGCAGCTTCGAGAATTTCCTTTTCGCCGCGCGCGACAATCTCACGCTGCTGTGACTTCGGCAGTTCGGCAACATCCGCCGCAGCTGAGACACTCACGAATCCTGACTCGACGGCACTCACGAGTTCCGGTGCCCCCGACGAGCGCACCTTCGCAGCGTGCGTGACGGTCCGCTCGGAAACGCTCAACAGTTCCGCCGCCTCAGCCTGAGAAGTCCGCAAATTTGCGGACTTATCTTCTGGCCGGTGAGCCGGCATATTCGCGAGATTCGCAGCCACCATTGCCCGCTGCGATTCGGTAAGATGCCGACGGTGGAGATTGAGCGAGATCACGAATGCGCGCGGATCATCCCCCTCATACTCGCGCATCGGCCTATGACTGACGCCAGTCGCTTCGCATGCTCGCCATCGATTCCGCCCGTCTAGAATCTCACCCTGATACGTCCATATCGGTTCGCGCAGTCCGTTTGCTTTCACGTCCGCGACGAACTCGTCGAACTCACGGCCCTGCATGAGCGGAAACAACTCAGATAGCGGATGGAACTTCAAGAATGCCTCACCAATGTCCGCCAATAGATATCGTCTACGCCCGCAACGATGGCCGGCTTAGGAGGCAGTTCGAGCGGTGCCTCGAAATGACACTGCATGCACGTAAACTTGTGGTGCCGGTCTGAGTAGCAGACTTCGATGGGTTCGCCGCCAATGCGCGTGCTGCGCTTGCAGATTTCGCAGGGCCGATTGAAACCGGCCATCACTTGATTTCCGAAGGGAACAGCCCGCCCACCACCGGGGAGGCGATGTGTGGGATCTGATGTGGGTCAGATACGGTCGGGCTAATTCGATCGATGAGCCGCTGAGATATTTCAGCCGGTACGCGCAGATATATCTTTTCGGCCTTCATTTGCTGCAACGGGACATCCCGTACGGTCTGCCGGCTGTTCCTAAAAGAGAACAACCGCGGCAAGAAAGTGGGAGTAATCTCCGGATCGCGGGGCTCAGAACAAAGACCAAAGGCCCAAATCAGAGGATTACGTCCAAATGAGCACACGGATCGTTCGCCCTCGCAGATACTCAAGACAGAACAAGAACTCAGGCTGCGTAGTTCGACAGCAGCTTGTCCGCAGAGAGCCCTGTTACCTTGGTGATGCGCTTCAGAGTTTCCACAGACGGCAGGTGCCGCCCGTTCTCGATATCGCAGTACGTCGGCTGGCTGATGGAAAGACGTCGGGCAAGTTCTGCCTGCGTCAGCTTCGCGCGAGCGCGGTAGGACTTCAGGGCGATCATATGGCTGTCGACTCTATCGGAATCACCTATTCAAATGCAATAGGTCACTTCGATTCGGCCTTCCAGCATGCTTTAGGCATGCCCAAACCACTGCGTTCCGTCTACGAGAGAGCCATGGAGGCGCTCGCGGAACGGCACCCCGGCCAGAAACCCACACAGGGACGGCTGGCGGCCATTGCCGGCGTGAAGCAGCCCTCGGTCAACGACTGGAAGGACGGCTATCCCGCCATGGATACGGCGGTCCGCCTGGCTACCGGTCTGGGGGTTTGTGTGGAGTGGCTGCTGACCGAACGCGGTCCGAAACACCCTCCCGCGGCCGACAATTCCGTGCTCGCCCTGCTCCTGAGTCAGCTCGATAACCGTCAAAAAGCCCGTCTCGCGCGCCTCGCGGAAGTCCTTAAAGACACTGAATAATCCATACCCGACGTGGACGGCTTGTCACTTCGAGAAAAATAATCGGTTTTGCCTATTGCTTTACTGATAGGCGCGGCCTATAGTTCTCTCACGCTCCACTACCGGAGCGGGGAGAGCCGGGATGTCACAGCGAGTAGAACGAGCGTTGCTACTGGCGGTTCTGCTGGGTGCGGCGGCGCTATGGATGGCGTTATGGACCCTGTGCGGCCATGAACGCTCGCAGCCGCCCTCGACCTCGTACCTGCCGGCTCAGACGGAGGGCGCGCGATGAGCACGCTTTCCGGACAGAGCAATACCGCCTCGCTGAATGTTCTCGTGGCCTGCGAGTTCAGCGGTACGGTTCGCGAAGCCTTCCGCGCGCTCGGCCACAACGCGTGGTCCTGTGACCTGCTCCCGAGCGAGATTCCCGGCCCGCACTTCCACTGCGATGTGCGAACCGTGCTCGCCACCAGTTCGTGGGACCTGCTAGTGGCTCACCCGCCCTGCACTCATCTCGCCGTGAGTGGTGCGCGCTGGTTCAAGGGCAAGGAGCGCGAGCAGGCTGAGGCGCTCGAGTTCGTACGCGAGCTGATGAACGCGCCCATCGAGCGCATCGCCATCGAGAACCCGGTGAGCGTCATCAGCTCACGCATTCGCAAGCCTGATCAGATCGTTCAGCCCTTCCACTTTGGCGACCCGTACCGCAAGACGACGTGCCTGTGGCTGAAGAACCTGCCGCAGCTCGATCGTACCAGCGGCATGATGACCGGCGACCAGAAGTGCTGGAAGGAACCGCCCTCGCCTGATCGCTGGAAGATTCGCTCGCGCACGTATCCCGGCTTCGCTGCAGCAATGGCGTTGCAGTGGGGTGGTGATGCTCGCCAGGCGCAGGAGGCTGCATGAACAGCTCACACACCGTGAGTGCGTCGCCGTGGCGTCACGCAATCAATCGTGATGAAACCCGCTACCTGATCATCGATGCGGCCAAACGCTCGATAGCCGGAGGTCGACTGGCATTCGAGCAACCCAAAATACTTTCCGCTCAGGCCAGAAGCGGAGGCCAACGCGCGTCTGATAGCGGCGGCTCCCGAGTTGCTCGAAGCGCTGCAGGTCTACGTAGCCTACGACGAATACGTCAACGGTCCCGAAGGCGATCCAGAGACGAATCGGCTCCAGAAAGCGAAGGCCGCAATCGCCAGCGCGCTGGGTCACAAGTCGGATGAACAGCGCTGCACCTTCCCGGACTGCTCGCACAAAGACGTCACGGAGTGTGGCAAGTGAAGATCGTCACCGCGCACTTCCTGCCGCCGATCCCGCTGCATATCGCGCGCAACTACCAGTGGACGGCCACGCTGGACAACTACGAGCCCGGCCACCCTATCGGCTTTGGCTGCTCGGAACAGGAAGCCATCGACGACCTGAAGGAACTGCTCTTGGAGACGGCTGATGAATAAGCCCACTGAGTTCGCGTATCGCGCCGTTCTTCGGGACCTCGCGCACAACGAGCCGCGCCACGGTTACGAGAGCTACGCCGACTTCGACCTCACGACCGAGCAGACCGCAACCGTCGTCAGGCACTTCCCTGAGATCGTAGGCGAGGCGCTCGCCGACCTCCCCATGCAGTTCGCCCTGGTACTCGAATCGCCAACTGCAGAGGCGTGCACGCTGTTCTGCTCGCTGCTGAACGAGCAATGCAGGCACGAGGCGAAGAAATACATCCTGAGCGACCTGCAGACCGAATGCGAAGAGAAGCGCAGGGACGCCCAGCTCGAAGACTTCCATAACAGACGGGGTGTTTTATGACCGCCAGAGTATTCCCGATTTCCAAGCTTCTTGGCATGCGTCAGGACAACTACGCGCAGTCCGAGATCAACCGCATCGACAACAAGATCGCGGCGAACGAGCGAACAATCGGCGAGCTCGCTCACGCGAACTGGCTGCTGCGGCTCGAACGCACGCAGTACGAGGAAGACCTCCGTGGCTGAGATGCGTTCTGACGATCCGGTGAATGGCTACCAGATCGAGGACGGCATCCCGCCGCCTAGCGCGCGAGGCAAAGCCAACGGCATTACTAACGTGATCCGTAAATTGCAGATTGGGCAAAGTGTGCTCTTTTCGCAATACAAGCACTCGAATCAGGTCAGCACACTCCGTCGCACAGTCGAGAAGGAAACCGGCTGTAAGACCATCGCCAGAAAGGTCGATGGCGGCGTGCGAATCTGGAGGCTTTCATGACCAATGACCAGCGCCTCGCGCAGTTGAAAGGGCTTTTGACCCCGGTCGAGTGGGAATACCTAAAGGACTGGCACAAGAACGCGCAGCTGTGGTGCGACCAGACCGATGATTTCATTGGCGCACGGATGCACCGCGATCGATTCAGAGAGATGGACGGATACGACAAGAAGGTTCGTGACGCGCTGTCCGCACTAGATCGCCTCGGAGAGAAGTCATGAGCATGCAGGCAAACCAGAACGTCGGCCACGGGCACGTATTCCCGCGCCCTGACGGTGTGAAGGCGCGCTGCGGTGGCCCGGTCATTTGCGCCGAGTGCGCTCGTGACGCTGCACGCAAGGCGGTACAAGACAGCGGCGAGCTTCTGGCTGCTGTCGAGCTGCCGCCGGGCAACAAAGATGAGCCGCCCATCACATTCGAGGCGCTGAGCTATGCGCTCTTCAGTCTCGACGACAACGCCGTACTCACGACCGCGCACGGCAATCTCGCGATCTTCAGCACGAAGGGCATGGCGGAACTCTGGGCGAAGTCATCGAAGCGACGCATTCGCGTGGTTCCCGTGCAGGTAACTCCGAGGACCGAGCAATGAGCGATGTTCCGTTCACCTCAAAGAATGACCTCACTCTGGTGAGTGGCCTCACGAAGCTGGGGAATGGCGAAGGCAAGTCGTGGGTGACGCTGACCGAGGCCGAGGCGGCAGCAGTGTGCGCTGAACTGTCCAAGCTTCACTCCGAACACCTCGAAGATATCGAGCGCATGGACCGGGCGGCGACCGCGATGGAAGCCTACCAAGCTGAGATCAAGCGATTAAGTGCTGTCGAGACGAGAGCAACTCCAGAGCGGCTGAACATCACCGTGAGCGGACAGCCTGATTTCAGCGGCATCGAGCATCCGGAATGCTGGACCGGTCTGAGCGTCAATGGACACGAGCACGCCATTCTGGTCGTCACACGCATGGAAGACGGCACGGAGGTCAAGCATGCGCCGGCAGTGATCGCGCTGCTCACAGGATTTCCGGAGAAAACATCCGGTTCCGGAGCGCCGACATGACTCACCTGTCATGGCAAGCCGGCGCCCTGCTGTTCTGCGGCCTCTTCCTGCTATGGGTCGTGACATTCCTGATCCTCAACGAACTCGACAAGCGCAAGCCTTTGCCGAAGACGCCGAAGGACGAGCGTATGTGGTCGATCAATTACATGACGGACTTCAAAAGGTGGACTGAGCGATGAACGCGGTTGTCGAACACAAAGACCTGCCCGCCCCCGTCGCCCGTCGAGGCATCGACGAGGCAGCCTGGCGGACGGCAATGAACAGCCTGTTCCCCGGGGCGAAGGCCGAATCGGTGCTGATGGTCTTCGACTACTGCAAGGCGCGGAAGCTCGATCCGCTCAAGAAGCCGTGCCACATCGTGCCGATGAGCGTGAAGATCGGCGGCGAGTACGTGACGCGTGACGTAGTGATGCCGGGCATCTACGAGTACCGCACGACGGCGATGCGCACCGGGCAGTACATGGGCCACTCGAAGCCCGAGTACGGCCCCGAGATCGAGTTCCTTGGCGTGAAGGCGCCTGAGTGGTGCGCGCTGACCGTGTACCGCTGGAACGCCGCATCCGCGAGCCGTACTGAGTTCCCTGTGATGGTCTACTTCTCGGAGTGCGTCGCAACGAAGAAGGACTACAAGACCAAGGAAGTCACGATCAACGAGCGCTGGACCAAGGCGCCGCGCCAGATGCTGACGAAGTGCACCGAGGCGGCTGGCCTTCGAGAAGCCTTCCCAGACGAACTGGGCGGCGAGCACACGGCCGAAGAGATGGACGGCCAGTTTTCGCAAACCGAGGAAGTGAGCATAACGCCAAAGGGCGACGTCAATCCTCGAGGTGACCTGTCCGGCGTCGACTGGGAGCTGCGCGACAAGGCGGTGTCCGAGATCGTGGACATCCTGAACTGCGACAAGGAAGAGCACGAGATTGCAGCGATGCTGCGCGAGTTCGAAGCGACCCGGTTGATGCCTTTCCACGAGCTCTACATCACGGTGCTCGACAAGCTGGCGGGTGACGGAATCATCTCAAAGGCGAAGTTCAAGGAGTACCTGAAGATTCACCAGAGGCCCGAGGGTCGCTGACATGAAACTCTGGCTCGCCAAGGTGCGGCGCGACGACAAGATCGGGCTCATCCCCACTGACGACTTGTCGCGCGCCGTCCTTGGCAGGATGGGCGATGGTGAGTGCTGCCAGGTCGAGATCGTCCGGCCGCGGTCGGTCCAGTGGCACCGGATGTACTTCGGGATCTGCCGCGAGATCGGCAAGAACCAAGACCCCGAGGTAGACGAAAGCACCATAGACCATCGCCTGCGCGTGCTGGCCGGTCACTACGACACGATCTGGGTCGATGGCTTCGAAGTGCGCATCCCCAAGCGCATCGCCTTCCACAAGCTCTCTGGCGACCAATGGGCTGAGTTGTGGCCGTCGCTCGAGCTGGCGATCAACGAGCACTACGGGGAGGGCTACGTTGAGCAAGCTCACAAAACAGGCACGTGGTGAGGATTGTCAGGTGCGCCAGCCGCTCATCTGCAACCACGACCGCGAGACCACCGTGTGCGCTCACGTGCGCATGATTGGTTACAGCGGCATGGGCATGAAGGCGAACGATTGGTTCACGGCCTTTGCGTGCTCGGCGTGCCACGACTGGATCGATGGCCGATCTCCGTCAATAGATAGCTACGAGACGCGGAGACTTGCGCACCTTGAAGCAGTGCTGCGCACCCAGGCAATTCGCCTGCAACGACAGCATCTTCTGTCCGAAGCACTTGTTGTACAGAACACGGAGAACACATGACTTTTCCAGCTATCCCAAAGACGTGCAGTCCGCAGCAGGCGAAGTTCCTGCGTGACCGGCTGAGCAACACGCGAGCGCCATACGTGCGCGGCACGTGGCGCAACCGAGACAAGGAGCCGAAGGAGATTCGCTCGGCTCGCAAGCTCATAGAGCGCTGGGAGATAGCCGAACGCAAGAAGGATAACGCCAACGTGCGCCGATTTACGGAGGCCGAAGAGACCGCTCGCAAGGCGATTCTGTTCAAGCCGCCTGAGATCGCCCTCGCGGCTGTCGAGGCTTACGAAAAGCTCTGCCGGGACGCGAAGGCTTAGACCTGCCGTCATGACCTCCGGAAAGCCTATAAACCAAGGAGAAGGAAGATGCTCATACTCACAAGACGGACTGGCGAGACGATCATGATCGGCGACGAAGTGACGCTGACGGTGTTGGGTGTCAAAGGCAACCAGGTGCGGCTTGGGATCAACGCGCCGAAGAGCGTGCCGGTACACCGTGAAGAGATCTACGAACGCATCAAGCGCGAGTTGCGGGGCGACGTGACTGACAACGTGACAGGAACACGATAGCGCCATGAAACTGGCTGGGTTCCGCTGCGGCCATCCGTACACACCAGAGAACATGGTCACTGTTCGTGGGCGCTTCCATTATTGCCGTCTCTGCAACCGACAGCGCGCCAACCGCCGCTATCGAAGCTTGAACCCGGGCGCGAAACAGAGATCCTATCTCACGCTCGATGACAAGCTATTGGCGCTGGTGAAGAAAACCCCAAGTCACTGGCTGTGGCAAGGCCCAATGCGCGATGGATCGCAGGCGGTGTGCACGCACGACAATGAATTCTATTCCGTCGTACAAGTTTTTTGGGAGCGCGAGAACGGTCCAGTGCCTGACCGTAACTGTCTGTATCGAATCTGCACGATGTCGCGTTGTGTGCGGCCTCAATGCCACTCGCCAGCAATTCGCGGCGCGCACCTGGTTGGCAGCGCGCGCGGGGTGCGCGGCAAGCCCATAGACCATATTTCAGAAGGCAGAGGCCGTCCGATTTACGGGATGAGCCCAGAGGCCGCAGCCCTGCTCGGGTTGATCGACGACGAGCAATATCTCAGTCGCTATAAGGGGATTTCATGAGTCCGCTGAGCACCGAAACGGTGACGTTCGATTTGAGCGAAGGCAACGAATGGGGTCGAGCGGTGTATGCCGCTCACGGAGGCCCGGAGCCCGGCAAGCCGCTAGAGGTGAACGGATGCCTAACGCCACTCCCAGAGGTGGGCAACACGCTGCTCGTCAAAGGCGGTGAACTATGGAAATTCACACGCGTGAAGTACTGGCACAACCCGCGTGACGCATTCGAGGGGACTTTGGAGCGTATCAATGGCTGAGCCACTGTCCACTGATCCCGTGATGGTCGAGCACGTGCCAGTACCGCGCAAAGCGCTCGACGATCTGCAGGCGGCTCTTCGGTTCCTCGAATGGGCTGAGACGCAAGGCGTAGGTGGCGGCGCGACTCCTACTCGACTCGCCTCACAATGGCTGCAATCAATCGGCAAGGAGATTTTCCGTGGCTGATCGGTCTGCAGAGAATGACCTCGTTCGAGAACTGCGCGAAGCGTACCCAGCGCTGTACTACAACGAGACCAACCTGGAACGGCGCGCCGCCGCTGAGATCGAGCGCCTGCGCACCTCTATCGATCGCGTACACAGTGCGCGTCTTGCATGGGCCATGTCGTGTCAATGCACCTGCGCGTCGTGCGATGCGTTCTATGAGTTCGTCAGGGACACGCTGCCTGACTGCTCACCGGCCGATGTGTCACCGCCTCAGGAATGAATATGCGAGCAAACCAAACACAGGAGATTTGCAGCCATGCACACGCAGTCTGCCGACGACTTGATCGGCACTGCCCTGAAATGGGCACCAAAATAAACTATGAATTGCAATTCGATGTGATGGAAGCCGGCGGTTGGCTCGCAGCCGCCGGACTTCCTGTCACAAGGGGATGACCTCATGGCTATCGTGACCATCAAGACAAAACCGTTCCGCTATTCGAACTTTGTACATCTGCCGATTCCGGACCTGCCGGGACAAGCCGGATCGGAGTTCGCGGTGGATGTCGGCCACGCATTCCCGACAGATGAAGACGCCGCCAGGTACTGGGAAGAGGCGAAGGCCGGATGGATCAAGCACGTCGCAGAGCGACGAGCTGCACTTACGCACAGTGGCGAGCTGAAGTGAGCGAGACATGAAACGCAATCGGGTCTACGTCATTGAGACGAAGGTACAGATCGGCTGGGTTCCGTGGGGCTCTCCCATGGGCAACCGTAACTACCGCTGGGCGCAGGAGAGCAAGCGGGCGTGTGAGGCGACGTACCCGAAAGAGAAGTTCCGCGTCGTCCGATACGAGAGCACAAGGTAGATGGGACGGTGAACATGTTGACCGAGACTGAAGCTCTGGACCTGATCCGCAAGGCGCTGCGCATTCACGACGCTGAGCGGCCGGTCCCCACGCATGTCACTCCGGAACAGGCGGCCGAGATGCTCGACGTCAGCCCGCGCACGATCCGTCGCATGAAGCTGCCACGGAACGACGTAGGCAAGATTCCCTACCGTGCGATCGTCGAAGCGCTGGCGGCCAAGTGATTGGACCACCACTGCATCATCAGGCGCCGCTCATCCAGGTACTCGGCGCGATGGTAGGCGCTGCGGACCTCGTCCGTCTCCTTGTGCGCAAGCTGCCTCTCGATGGCATCCTTGCGCCACCTGCCCTCTTCGTTGAGCACGGTCGAGGCCACCGAACGAAAGCCATGCCCTGTCATCCGGCCTCGATAGCCAAGCCGGTAAAGCGCGAACAGCAGCGTGTTATTGCTGATGCATGTAGTAGTGACGGTGCGCGATGGCAGGACGAACGGGCATTCGTCGGTCATCGGCCGCAGTCCGTCCAGAATTGCTCGCGTGTGCGTCGAGATCGGCACCACGTGCGGCACGCCCAGCTTCATGCGTTCGCCGGGGATGACCCACACGTCATCGCGAAACTCTTCCCAGCGGGCGCCAATGAGTTCAGATGTGCGGACGAACGTGTGCGCCATCAGGAGAAGCCCGGAGCGCGTAACCGGCTCCGGGTAACTCTGGATCGCTCGCATCAGATCCGGCAGTTCTTCGGGCCGTACGGCCGCCATGTGCTTGTGCTCGGCGCGCGGGAGCACGCGCGAGAGGCCGGCAGCAGGATGGGATTCGATGTCGCCGTGGTCGATGGCGTGATCGAAGATCGCGCGTATGCGCTGACCAACTCGGTGCGCGGTTTCGACCTTGCCCGCTTCAGCCAGGCTCGTGACGACCTTGATCAGATCCTTGCGCTTGATTTCGGTGAGCTTCCGGTGGCCGAGTTCTGGCAGCACGTGGTCGCGGATGCTCTGCTCCATCGTGCGCTGATTGACCGCGTTCTCAACCTGCGGGAGCTTCCATTTCAGCCAGCGCTCAGCGGCCGCTTCGAAGGTGAGATCGGAGACGCCGGACTCGAGCTCGCGCTCCCTGCGCATCGCCCAGTTTTCGGCCTCGCGCTTCGTCCGGCAGAGTTTCGAATCGCGCTGCCCTTTGACGTAGACGTGCGCGCGGTAACCATCCTTGTGTCGGACGATCGATCCCACCTGTGCGTAATCCCCCGGAAGTGCGTAGTTCGAGTGCGTAATCGTTGTCCGATGGTGGCATTGTGGTCTGGACAGAAACGGCCACGCAATACTGTGAATTTAGCCAAATGGCTTGATCTGGCCGCACATGCGAGGACAATAGCGGACAGCCTTGGCGGAAGGGGCGACCGCAACAATGAGCGGTTGTCCACGTGGTTCCAAGGACGGAGTGCGTAATCCATGCGTAGCGGGCTCAACGAAAAGCGTGTCGAGATGATTCGCACCTCCGGCCTTCCCGATTCACACTGGGCGCGCATCTGGCGCGTCCACACCCGTACGATCAACGAAGCCAGGCGGGGACTCACGTGGGCCGATCATCCGACGAAGCCGGATACGAAGCCGCGTGTGAAGGGCGGCGACTGGCGTGACTCACCTCCACCACAGGAAGCAAAGCCATGATGCGTCTATGGGTATTCCTGACATTCGTGTGGCGCGAGTCTCCCGGTGGAGGCCGTGTCAGCGTGCGGACCGCGTGGGATCTTGCGGGGATCTGGGCATGATCATGTGCGTACGAGCAGTATCGACTGAGTGCGATTGCGCCCAGAAGACCTGCACTCCTGAGAACAACGCGGGACGTTACTGCTGGCGTTCAGGCTTTGCGATACCTGGGGGATACTTCGATGAACGAAACGCTGCGCCGAATTCTGTGGGACTACATCGAACTGCTGAACAGCCTGCCGCCCCAGACGGACACTGCGATGAAGGTTGCTGAGGCGTGTGCGTGCTACGAGCGGCTATCGGATAACTCATGAGCGCTTACGCAAAGAAGGTCCATTGCAAGACGGTGCTCACTGCCAGCGGTGCCTTCTGTGGCATTCGAGGCAAGGAGCTTCAGTTCACGCGGCCGGGCCATCGAGAGGAAATAACGTGCAAGCTGTGTCTGATGTATTTCCCGTCGCGGAGTAAGCGCTCATGACAAACGAGCGGAGTATCGAATCGGTGATCCTGCACGCCAAGGGTCTGGTCACCGAGGCCGAAGAGGATGACGGCTGGGTCATGATCGCGGCAGGACTGCTGTCCATGCTGCTCGGGGAGTTCGAGCGACTGCGCGCCGCTCACGAACCGGCCGCAGGATGGAATGCCGTGTCCTCTGGACCGGTACATCCTGACGTCGCTGCGGCATGGCCGGGCGCTGATCAGCCGTTTGTCCCTGCGTGGGAATCGGAGCCCGCTGTCGAACCGGAAGCGCGTCCTACCGACGACGCTAACTTGGAGTTCGGCTATCCATGCGCCAAATGCGGCGAGCGCTTCCGCGAGGCCGACTTCCGTCGACGGCACGAAAGCTTTTGCAGAGTCGAAGTGAACCGGGAAGGAAAGCATGCTCCGTAAATCGATAAAAATGTTCAGGCGTCAGTGTGTCGACGGGGTCGGTACCGGCAAACACTACGAGCGAGTACACCGTGAAACGTGGTGGCTATTCTGGATCATCCCGCTGTACTCACGCGACACGATTGTCGCTCACAACATGTGAGAACCACAGCGGAGCATGAATGAACACTCACGAAGGCCGGAGGCGATTGCTGAAAGATGAACGTCATGTCTGATATCTATGCATGGTGGGCCCGCAACTATTGGATCGATGCAGTGATCATGCTCATCGCCACGATCGCCGTGTTAGGGCCCGAGATAAAGCGGGAGATACGGGAAAGGCGCACTCAGCGGGGGTCAGGTGGCGATTAGGCTTCGTACCGTTGGAGACGTGCGTGTAGCGCTTTGCGCGGTCGAGAGCGACGAAATGCCGGGGGACGTGTATCTAGACGATGGCGACCACTATGCCCTCGCTGCGAAGTTCTGCCGCGATTGGAGTGGGCAAGTTTGCGATTGGCGCTATCCACCGGAGTGGAGCGCGATGGATACACAGAAGGTACGCGACGCGGAAACAGAACTTGAGTCCGCTCTGCGTCGAACAGGTGAGCTATGAACTCCACGGACATGAAATTGCCATGGCCTGTCACGCCGAAAAAGCGATTGAGCGGAGTGGATATGCTCCGCGAGCGAGCCAAAGAATTGAGGGAAAAAGCGGACTGCTTAGATGCGTTGGCTGCGGAGTTTCAGTATACGCAGCTACATCCAGAAATTGACCGGCATCTGAAAACGCTCGCACAGATGCTCACCCGATAGCTGAGGATGTGAATATGACCGACGAGTTCACAGGCAAAGGCAAGATCACGATTCCACTTGGGGAACCGATTCAGGTGACCGGCCGATTCAGCCCGAGAACGAAAGAAATCATCTTCGACAAGCCTGTCGAGATTCCTTCTGGTGGCACGTTTGAGCTTGGTGAGATGACAGTAATCCGAGGGCCGGAGTAGAACAGGGCCGTTCGTTCGTACGCCATCCAGGCTGTGATCTGCCCCCCAGATTACAGTGCGCCAGCGGACGGGCGGTCCTTCTGAAGTAGGATGAGTCGAGAGAACAAGAATACAACAAGGGAGAAGTCGACGATGACTCAGGCAACGTGGAAGCTCTACCCGGTCCGTGAGTTCGGAAAGTTCGCGAAGGACTGGGATTATCTCAACGGACACAAACTCCCCTGGCTGACCTCGGCCTCCGTTCAGGTGCTGCTGAAGCACTTCGGCGGACGGCAGAAGCTCGCGGTGTATGCGAGCGACCGTGGGGTTGGCGCGATGGCGATCCTTGAACGCACGGGGCTGAGCTCATGGCAGACGTGGCAGCCCTCGCAGTGTCCAACATCCCTGTGGGTGCAGCCCTTTGATGCGAACTTCGAGGGGCTCGTGGATGGACTACGCGAGAAGCTCGGCACGTACGTACTCGGCGTGACGCAGGTGGACCCGGACATGTATGCCCGGCCGGGCGGGTCGATGGACTACATCCAGACGGCACGGATTACGGTGGGGGATTCGTTCGAAGAGTACTGGGCGGGACGGGGGAAGAATCTCAGGCAGGATCTGCCGAACCAGTTGCGCAAGCTCGAGCGCGAAGGGATACCGGGGCGACTCGTGATCAGTCGCGATCCGGACAGCGTGGACCTGTACGGCGAGATTGAATCGAAGGGATGGAAAGGCGCAACGGCGGTGTCACCCGACAATGCGCAGGGAAAGTTCTACCGTGAATGGCTGCCAGCGATCGGGGGCTTCACGGCCCTCTACTACTTCGGCAACCGGCTGGCCGCCTGTGACCTCTGTGTGGAGCAGGACTGCCAGTTGACGATCCTGAAGACGACGCACAACGAGGCGCTCAAGGGCTACTCGGCGGCGCATCTGCTGCGGTATGAGCTTTTCAGGCAGAGATGGCCGGAGTTACACCGGATCGAGTTCTTCGGGCGGGTGAGCTGGCATACGAAGTGGACGGATGAAGTGCGTACGATGTATCACTTCAATTCGTATCGGTGGGAGTGGGTGCGGGCGGTGTTTGATATGCTCAAACCTCAGCGCGCGGAGACAAGTACGTGACGAATCCGGACTCTGTGCACGAACAGATGCTGAAGGCGTTTCGCATTTTTTGTCCGGTATGGCCGCAGACCGAGTGGCATATCGAGGTGAGATATAACACCGATCTCGATGCCGTGCAGTACACCGCGCATGCCCATGGGCCGTGGGATAGAAAGGCGAAGGTATACGGGAAGGAAGCGAAGTTCGGAACGCTTGGAGAGGCTGTTGAGTGGCTAGGGAAGGAACTGAAGGTCCATCATCGGTTTGTGCCGCGTTCGCTGCCCGGCTCTGATTCGACATGCCACGAGTGCGGCCTGCCGGCAGGAAACCCTATCCACGTAAACCGATCAGCGCTGACTCACCGAAATGAAGAACCCCCAGCCCAGCACGACGAAAAACAGACCCGCGCATGATGGCAACACACAACGCAAAGCCTGACCGTAATGCCGGACTGGTCAAGGACCGGGATGCGGGGTTGACCTATGTGGCGATAGCCGAGAAGTACGGCATCACGGTCGAGCGTGCGCGATACATCTGGAAGAAGTCGAAGATGCAGGAACGACAGAAGGCAAGGAGCAGGTCAGGATCTACTTGACCGGCAGCACTGAGAGCGCGACGACAACCCAGAGCAATGCCGTCCCTACCCAGAGCGGACACTTGCCAATGGCGTGCGCAATGATGGCGACCAGCGAGCCGACCAGAAACAGAACCGTGATGGTGAGTAGTGCCATGACCTGCTCCTAAAGCTGCGGTTGAAGCTGGGAAATCAACGCGTCGAGGGAATTGGCGTTCCCGATACATTCGTCGTGGGCTGCGACAAGTAGCTCTCTAACTTCTGCATCGCTTCCCGCTTGGCTGGTTTCAGGAGTTCTGGACTCACGACTGGCTTCGGGCACTCCAGCACTATCGGGGCAGGCTTGGGGACGGTGGAGCAGGCGGTCAGCGAGCTTGCGCACCCGATCACGATCAGCCACGACAGAAGCAGTCTGGTCCTGTAGGTCACGGAGCACCTGCGCATTTGATTCAGAGATGTCACGGAGCTGCTTATAGCGCTGCTCCACGGCCTTTCGGGCGACGGCCTCACCAACGGCCTTCGCCTTCCAGTCCTCGGCTACCAGGCTGTCGTACTTCGATTGCCAGTGGCCTGAGCCGACTTTCCAGCCGCCACCGAAGATCGCGAGCACAAGCAGCAGGCCGGCACCGAGCTTGAGATAGAGAGAGGTCATGGCGTTGGTGTCGTTGTATTGGTGGTCACGGTCGTTGCCTGCGTAGTTGAACTTGCGGTCTGCGACCAGTCACGGCCGGCGTCGCTGTAGATCTTGTAGACCCACGTTCCAAGGCCTGTCACCGCCGTAATGACCACGCTCGTCATGCCGGAGGCTTCGAGTCCTCGGGCGGCGGCCGGCAGCGCGAAGTACCAGTGCAGGATTTCACCGACCACGTGCGCGAGCCACCAGCAGTACATGAACAGGATGAGTCGGGGGACGACGCGCCAGTTATCGAATATTTCAGCAGCATCCAGCCAGCGTTGCTTGTTCACGCGAGCGCGATGCCCTCCGCGATCAGTTCGTCGCTGTAGGGCTGCGAGCCGTTCTCATGATGAATGATGGCCTTGACGAGTTCCGGGAGGATCGTGGTCAGCTGCACCGGGGTATCGGCACCGATGCCGCAGGATGCGCAGACTGCATCGACATACGCCTGCGAGTTGTTCTCGTTCGGTGGCGCCCAGCGATCGATCGCTTCACCGATGGTATCGATGCCCTGCCGCTCGTAGCTCGCCATGATGCGCGCGATGGCACGGATGCCGTACTTTGGATCGTCAAACTGAATGAATGATGGATCGAGTTGTGTTGCGGTCTGGCCGAGCCACGTTGTCCCCGGAACACGGCGGATGTTGCCCGGATTGTTATTGCGGATTCCGCGTGTGCTCACCGTAATTCCTCTGGCCTTTCTTCCCGCGCACGTTCGAGTCCGATGGCCTGCCCGACCTTGTTCGCGAGTTCTTCGTTACGCTTGGCGAGGCTGTTGGTGTTCTTGTGAATCACCTTAAGCATGAAGCCGTTCCAGAGACTGGAGATCGCGGTGAGGATTACTCCGCAGGCGGTCAGGATCTGGGCAAGCTCTGCACCGCTTATTGTCATCGCCTGCGCGCCTTCAGAGTCCGCACGTCCTGCTCCAGATACTCCTGCGTGGCGACCGCCTTGCCGTACTCTTCCATGTGCCGCGCCCAACGATCCGCGCAGCGTCGCTCGTGAAGAAACAGCCACCCCGCGAGACTGATGATGACCAGATCATGGCCTGCGATGATGGCAAAGATGGCTGCTTCGCTCATCCGCTAAGTGTATCTCAATCGGCTCAGGTTTCGTTCTCTGCGAGCAGGATCGCGCGGTCGATCATCGCCATCATGAAGATCCGTTCCAGCAGCGTGTAACTGATCGGATGCGCGCGCAAACGAAGTTCGTCGAGCTTCTCCAGTTCCGCTACGGTGTAGTGATCCCGCACGCCCGCATATTCAGGAAGCGTGGGATCGAAAATCTCCAGCAGCGAATCGCTCATGATGATGACTTTATGGCTCACGTCGAACTCCTGTTAGTGACAATCCACGTTCTTATGACCTGATACCCGGAGCGCCGCGCAGATGGATTTCACATCGTCCTCCGCCACGCGCGCTTTCACTTTCGCTTCATTAGCCTGAGCTACCGCATCTGCAACGCCGGCCCTGATCTTCGCATCAACGACCTGATCCTGAAGTCGCTGGGTATCTGCATCAGACCGGCCGCGTTCCAGAACCATCCCGAGCGCGAGAGTTGCGACCATCAGGGCAATCACGCCGAAGTAAACGCCGAGACGATCATTGAGAGTGGCATTGCCGCCCTGCGCGATGGTGCCCTTGTTGTCGCTGATGGCGCCCGGTGAGTTCTCACGGCGGACTAGGTTGGGCACGGTATCGCTGTTGATCTCGGTCGGCTTCGAGTCGATTGATTCGTTGTTCATGTGCGTTCATCCCCGTGGTGACTGTGGCCTTCAGGGCCGTGAATTCACCGTAGAGGGTAACGCTCGCGGCGACGACGATCACGGCCAGCCCGCTCACGATGCCCAGAATCCAGTTGAGCAGGCGCTTCTCGCCGTTCCCCGGAGGACGGGAATCGCCATTGCTGTAAGCGATGCTCGGCCGATACCGGCGCGAGATGATCCGCTCCACGCGGTCCGCAATGTCATGGTCAGACTCTTCATAATCCTTGGGACCGTGATGGCTGACCATCCCGCGCAATTTCGGGATTAGATCCTCGATGTCTTGTACGGCCCGTGCCAGCCGTCCATCGGCCCGGAACCAGTCTTTGACCCAGTCGATAAAGGATTGCTTCAGTTCCTGCTGCGACTCTTCAGCATCACCCGTAGTCGTCGTCATCCCCTGTCCCTTATGTTATCTGCGGACTTCCGAGACCCCGTTACTTGACCGCGCTACTGCTGCGGCGTAGAAACGACGAAGCCGAGAGGTGCTGGTACACGCTCCCGGCTTCTAACCACAACCGCAATTGGAGTGCGAATCATGGCTGTAAAAACCTTACCACTGTCGATCCTGCTCGTCATGCTCACAGGCTGTGCGACCTGCGAGCGCCATCCCGTTGCGTGCTGGGCTGGCGGCATCATCCTCGTCGGCTCTATCGCCGCCTCGACCAATCATCGCGTGCAAGGGCCGAGTCTCCCGATCGGCGATCCGAACAAGCCCGCCTGTACGAAGCAGCCGGACAAAAGCTGCCGATGATCACCCCTAGCGGAAAATGAACTCCGCCTGAATGTCGATATCCGAGTAGGTCGCACTGTTGGGTCCGCCCGGAGAATCGACACCCCATTGCAGGGATATATCCGGCGACTCTCCGGCAACGTAGTCGAACTGCCACTGGATCGTCGGGTTGTTCTGGTTGCCGGAAGTTCCGGAGAGTATGGGCTTCTTGTCCGATGCGACCGTCGTCGTTCCGTTGTAATAGGTCAGGTAACTTCGCTGCGTGCCGGCGACATTCTGGGCATAGCCCTGAAACGTCGCGGTCACGATTAGCGTCGCGTTCTTCTTCTGCGCACCCGGATTGAACGTCCTGACAGTCTGACCCTGAATGCCGCCCGTACCACTGACGCTCACGGGACCGGCCGTGTAGTCGTGATCGACGAACGTCGCACCCGGCCAGTTAATGGCCGAGTCCGGCCCGTCACTCTGGAACACATCCGTATTGGACGTGCCGCTCGTGTAGTCGGCCGTCAGCAGATCCGTCCAGACACCAGGATCGTCGCGCTGGCAGTTCAGGGTGATCCGGCCCGCATCCTGATCCAATTCCAGCGCCTTCTCCTTGCACTTGAAGATGCGGTTGGTCCAGCCGTAGCGGGTATGGCTGAACTGGATGTTCTCGTTCGGCGCGACCTTCATGAGGTTCAAGGCACCGACGAGCCGGACCGAACGCATCATGCGCCCTTTGCGCAGGTGAATCTCTGCGAGCCGCTGAGCCTGGTTCCGGTCGGTCACGCCATCCAGTTGCAGTTCGAACGGAATCCGCTCTCCACCGTCCTGCGTCTCGTAGGCGGAGTCCGTACGGTAGATGCCGGTCGTCTGGATGTACTGGCTGGCGGCATCGATGAAGATCGGCGCGACGGCGTTGTAGCGCGCGTCGTGGCCGATGGTGTCCTGCACTTCGAGCTCGCCGTACAGGTCCTGATCCGTCAGCGTGTGACCCGGCGTATCGTAGGCCCCGGCATAGATGCGCCACTTGCCATGCACAGGAATTAATGACCCTGCCATGGAGGTAATGATCGCCTGAAATATATCGCGCCTCGGTTCCGCGCAACTGGCTTCAAGGTCACAGCGATAGCGGTTCTGGTCTCCGTCAGGAGTGGTATTGGCGCCAGTCAGGACTTCGTCACAGATGTTCGCCGCCGCCATCGTGTAGGCATCATCAACGCGCGAATCGAGGTCGTTCGGGCCGTAGCGCTTCAGGAGACTCGATGTGTCGTTATGGACCGAGCCGCCGGTCAGATACCACCGCACCATGAGGGCGGGATTGCGCGAGAACGACCACGTCGAGGGGTCGGTATACCGCTGCGATCCCGAGCCGCCATTCGTCGTATCTAGACGCGGGTCGTAGAGCTTCAGCCCGTCAACGAGTGCAGAGACACTCTGCGGCGGTCCGTCGGGAAACGTCGTGTCGTCGCGCTCGAACCGGATCACCGCATAGGTGATGCCGAGGAGCTTGTGGTTCGAGTCCCACGCCCCGAAAGCCCCCGACATGTTCGTATCGACGGTCTGGCTGGACGTCCCGAGATGCTTCCAGATGTTGAGCTTCGAGTTCCAAGGACTTGCCGTGACGGTCCCGCCCCCGCCACTCGGAATGTCCGCACTCGCGATTCGGCGTTCGTCGATCCAGAAGTCAGAGAAAGCGTTCGACTGGTGTCCCGCGTAGGCGATGACGTACCAGAGATACTTGTTGTCCGTACCGCTCGTGCCGTAGAACACGAGCACGCCGCCCGCGCGACGGGTCCCGAAGATGAGCCGGCGGGGCTCGACCGTTCCACGGAGCGTGACATTGATCGGCGGCGGTGCCTGGCGCTTCGCGCCGCTGAAAGCGCTGATGGCAACATTGGCAAGGGTCGAGACTCCCGCAGCGAGAAATAGATTTCCCACCAAAGCCCATGGCGCAAAGTAGGCCACGACGAGTTCGGCGACACCGAGGATGACCTTCTTGAACTTCTTGCCCACTTACACCGTCCACGCGGCTGAACCTTCGAGTGTCCGAACCGTCTCCATGCCGCCGGGCGATACCGTCACGGTCTCGACGCCCAGACAGATCCCGGCCGAAGGTCCGTCCCCAAGGTCTGACAGCACGATGTCACCGCGCATCGCCCGCGAGACGTGCTTCACCTCGCCGAACATCGTCGTCAGCATCGCGACAGCACCGCCCTGTGCTTCGAGAATGGCAATGCCTTCCTCAAGTGTCGTGTACGTGGGGAGCTGCGCGCGGTAGTCCGTCCCCGTCATGGCGAAGACACCACCGCCTGTGAGTTGCCAGCAGTCCCAGACGCCGTATTCGCGAGGACGGGTACGGTTCTCATCGAGGTAGGCGTTGAGCCGGCCCCACCAGTCATGCAGTCTCATTGACCGTAGTCGCCCTTGAAGCGCGGCTTGTAGGGTTCCGGATTCTTGCCCTGAACGGCCGCATCCACGAGCTTGCCGCCCCAGATCACTTTCTTGAGCGGGAGCTTGTTCACCTGATCGAGCCCGGTATCGCCCGCACTCGGAAAGAATTCCTGCTGATGCTCGTGCGTGTAGCGCCATTCGTCGGCTCGGTCGAGCAGGGCGAGCTTGTGTTCGGCACTCACTTCAATGATGGGCGCTTCGCTGTCCACCCGTCTGAAGGAATCGACACGTCCTTCCCAGTTGATCTCGGGGTTCGCGATCAGTTGCAGCGTCTCAGGATTCAGGAAGCCGAGGTATTCGATGACACTCCGCCCGAACGACCCGTCGATATCGCTTTCATCGATGATGGCCGGATCGACATCGACGCTCGATAGCGTGTACTTCTTTCGCTGCGGGCCGAGCTCGACCGTCTCGGACTCGCTTTCGATCTTCACGAGGTTCCCCAGACCGAGGTAGGTCTGGCCGAGCAGCGTGATCTCACCGGCCCCGGTCCAGAAGCGGTAGTGACCGGACGGGAAATCGAAGTCGACCGCGAGGAACGGGAAATACTTGGCCTTCGACGCTTCCGCTGCGTTGCTGCTGTCCGCAAACCAGGTCATGGCACAGGCTCGACGTGCTCAAGGATGTTGCCGTCCTGAAGCAGCACGTAACCGCATTTCGTCGGGTCGAGGTTCCGGTACGTGCTAAGCGCAAACGTGCGAGCAAGAAAACGATACCGAGATTGCTGGCGCGCGATGATCTCTTCTTCGCAGACCTTCCCATGCCATTTGGTGAGAGGTCCGCAGAAATAGACCACCGCGTCATAGTCGCTCATGCTTCCTCGAACTCTGCGGAAGCCGTCGTCCAGACACCGGGGTCGTTGTCGAATCCCACAGCGTCACCCGAGAACAGGAACCGTCCCATGGGCTGATGGATGATCACGGGAGCCCCGTCGACCGGCGCGGTACGCAGCGGCGGCTCGAACTGAAGATATCCCATCCCTGCCGCATCGCTACTCAATCGTGCGGTGACAATCTTCAGCTCACTCCCGCGACCGGTGATGATCTCGACCTGATCGTCGATTTCCAGAAGGCCGTTCGTGCTCGCCGGAAGTCCCCGGAGATAGAGCGCGCTCCCGGTCTGCATCGATGAAACCGAGGCCGGTCCCTGGTTGTTCGCGGCAGTCGATGTCAGCCGGCGAGGACCTGAGGAGGCCGCAATGGTTGCGCGCCACGCGATAACCGCGCTCGTACCGTTCCCCGAATAGCTCGAGGTCGTGTCGGCGGTCGCCAGATAGATGCGGCAGGCGATGCTGGTCGAGGAACTGGTCTTACGTGCCGTGATGCTGCACTGATAGAACCCATTGCCGAGGTCTGTCACCGCGGTACGCAGATTCGCCCAGTTGGCGCCGGTCGTAGGTGTCCCCACCGCCCCCGTTGATACGTTGAAGTAGCAGTTCGCGCCGTTCGTGCCCTCGTGCATTTCCAGCACGGCCCAGTTACGGCCACTTGGCTTCAATGCCACTGTGAAACAGTAGTCCGCGGCGCCGCTTGCCACCGCAACACTCTGCACGACCAGATGAGTATTGCTCGCTGTCGAATCTTCGCGGATCGTATCGGCCGTGGCCGTACCATCCGGTGCCGTCTGTGAGTTCGGGACATCACAGCGCGTCTTCGTCCATGACGCGTTATCGAATTCATCCGAACGCAGCAGCAGATTGACCGCGTTGTCGACCAGTGCGCAGCGGGCCATCGAGGCGTACGCCACCTGAATGTAGTCGCCAGCAATAAAGGTGCTGCTGACCCGGTCGTTGAGCGACGGTCGGGCGGCGGTCGTCGCCGGGACTGTCACGGCCGTCATCATTCCGAAGGTGGAATTGACCGCCCCCACAACCGCATCGACGGTCTCATCGACCGTGAACCCACTCGCGAATGCTCCACGGCCCTGCAGGACGAAGTAACGCATCACGTAGGGCGCGTACTGGACGACGGTGACGTTCGCCGATGGACGAACGGCATACTGGTTCGAACTCACAGCAGTACGCGTCGCCCGAAGCAACCGGTCCGATGCCGTGAGCGCGTATTCCCCCGACGCCGCCCAGCCTGTCGTACCGTTCTCGAAAGTATTGTTGGCGAGCAGTTCCCCGGTCGGAAACGAGCCGCGACGCTGACGCGACTTGTCCTGCGCGAAGACAGGATTCTGCCGGCCGCGAAGGCTTGCAAGCCAGGCACGAAGCTGTGCTCTCTCTGCAAGTCCCGTCGTCGTGCGGCCACCGTGCTTCGTCATCTCAAGCGTCAAGGCGAGCCGGTCACCGCCTCGTGCGGCGACAATCGTCTGCCCGCCGAACATGCCGCGAGAGATGCCCGACGAGTCGAGATAGCGAACGCTGGTCCGGGCATGCCGCAGGTTGAGCGGCATCATCACGTCGCTCACCCTCGCCTCCGCTGACGGGAAAGCGTGTCGAGAATGTCAGCCTTCAGCGCTTCGTTATTCGCACGCTGGATCGCAGGCAACTGCTGGATTAGGTCCTGCGTGGCGCCACGGTTGTCCATGTACTGATTGATGGTGATGCTGGGCGCACCACCGCCGTATCCCATGGCGAATGCGCCGGCACCACCACCCCACACGGGCTCAGGTCCGTGTTCACCCGCGACGTACCACTTGCCACTCTGAAGTGGCCCACCCTCGGCCTTGTAGCCGCCGAAGCTGCCACCGAGCACGCTCGCGATGGTCCCGATGATCCCGCCCGTCTTCGAGCCGTAATCGCTCAGCGACTTCATGATCGCGAGCGCAGCCTGAGCGGCCACGGCGTGACGGATCACGTCGATGATCCCGAGGGCGAGACCCTTCAGACCGCCACGGAACGGATCGAAGAAGAACTGCTCCCACGCGCTGTACATTCCGCGTGCGGCTTCCTTCATGATCTCCTGCATCGCCTTGATGTCATCGTCGACCGACTTGATGAAGGTCTTCTTCGCCTCGATGGCATTCAGGTCGATTTCCTCAAGATCCTTGATAGCGACTTGCTGGTCGAGGTACCGCTCCGTCTCGGTCAGAATGGCTTTCGTATTCTGTTCGTGGCCGACAATGCTGACCTTGAATGCGGCAATCTCCTGATTGAGATTGCGCATGTAGGCTTCGTGCCGGTCATCTTCCTGACGTTGCTGACGATCTGCCGCCGCAGACATCAACGCGTCGTAACTCGTGACCGGAGTCGCGCCATGACCCGGTGAGAACGCACTCGTCGTCGAGGCGCGCAACTGTTGCGCGACAAGCTCATCGCGTTTCTTTTGCAGATCGGCTTCGTTGCCGAAGCTGTCGTAGGTGCCCGGTGCCGTACGGAGGTCGTCACTGTAGACCGTTAGCCCACCCGGTCGTGACCGTACGCGATCGATCTGCGCATCGACTTCCTCGATCTGCTTCCCGATCGCGTCGATAACTTCCTGACGCGTCTTGGCGCTCTTGCGCGCCTCATCGCCAGTCTGCCCCTGCTTCTTCAGCTCACGGATGCCTGCAACGGTCTCCGCGACGACTTTCGCGGCCTTGGTAAAGCCTGAAATCAGCGCCGAGGTAATGGCATCCGCCGCAGATTTGACGCTCGGGTCCTTGAGAATGTCGCGCAGCTCGTTCAGGTTCCTCGTGGCTTCCGGCAGGCCGGACTTTGCCGCCATCAGATCGCCGGCCGCAGTCTTTACTTCCTGAAGCGCCTTCGCGAAGCCCGATGCTCCCCCACTCGCACTCGCGGTGGCGTCCACGACCTTGCGAAACGCCTGCGTCAGCTGAACGCCGACGAATATTCCGAGCACGCTGTTGAGCGTCTTGACCGTGTTGCGTACGTCTCGGTCCATGTCCCTGAAGCCGCGCAGCACAGATCTGATCGCCGAGGCCGTCTTGTCGTCGGCGGCAATGACGTACCGGGCAGTAGCGGAAGGGGTTCCCATCAGGACTCTTCGGTCGAACGACGCTGTTGATCAGCCATATGTTTCAGATAGACACACGCGTAGGTGAATTCGTCCTCACTCCAGTTGAGGACATCTCCCGGTCGGACGCCCCATTCATGCGACACGTGCAACAGCATGAAGGTCGAGGCGTCCGTGGTCAGTTTTTTGCGGCGTCCTCCGGAAGCGTGTACTGATCGCGCATCTCCGCAGAGATTCGCGAAATCACATCCGGGTCACACCCGAGCAGCGCTTCGAACTGGGATTCGTTGAAAAGCAGGTCCCCGCGCACATCGCGGGACCGCACGATGACTTCCATTGCTTCCCGGCCGTGCCGGTCCATGATCAGCCGTGTTTCTTCGCCATTGATCCTTGCGCCAGCCTGGGCTGCGATGTTGATCGAGCGACGCTCCCCGGCACTGAGATGCGGCCAGTAGAAGATCGACAAGTCCCACTCTGGGACTTTGATCTCGACGAGCTGTTCGGGTGAGCGGAAGTTCGCGAAGTGCTGGCGGGCCTTGAGCAGCGCCGAATCGCTCATGCGAACCACGCCTCTTCATTCGTGATACGGAGCGACACCTGCGAGTTGACGGCAGAGCCCACCGCGGTATTGACCGGGAAGCTCGTCACGAATGCCACGAAGACCGCGACCTTCCCGTTCCGATCCGTTGCTGAGAACGTCTCGGAGACCGTCAGGCCCTTGAGTGCCCGAAGCCGCGCCTGTCCTGCGCCCGAGGCATCGACGTCGATCGTGAGCGATCCCTGCCCGCTATCGGGGATATCGATCACATACTCTCTTCGACGCGAGTCCTGATTCGTCACATCGATTTCAGGCGTCGTGCCTTCAAAGAGTGACGACCCTTTCAGGTTCTCGATGCGCGTCATGGTCTTCGACGTTGCCGTGCCGCCTGAGGTGTAGGCGGTGTAGGTCGTGCCATCCACGCCCTTCAGCTCGAAGGTGTTGGTGGCCTGATTGGCGATCACGAACGAGCGACCGTTTAGTTCGATCATGCCGCCGAGACTGTCGAGCGCGACTACTGTTCCGTTCGCGAGCCCGTGTGCGGTCGAGGTGATCACGACCGGATTCGCGGCCGTCGCTCCGGTGATGGTTTTGGGCGATCCGTTGGCGGTCGCCACGCGGATCACGTAGTCCTTCGAGGAAATTGCCGTTGAAGGCATGGGGGTCACTCCAGAACGAAAAAGCCCGCACTAAGGCGGGCCGGTGTGAAAGAAATGAATCGATTACTGCGGGTCGCCGTTGTCCATCTGATAGCGCGCATTCCAGCGGCAGGTCAGCGCGCCCAGCGTGCGTTCGCCCTGAACAACGATGGGCGCATCCGCTCCGCCGTAGCGGATTTCCCAGAGAAACAGGAGGCCAAGCGACATGTCCGCCATCAGCGAGATATGCACCTGAGAGCGCATCTGCAGAAGCGTCGTGAGCACCTCCTGCTCGGTGTCGCCCGCGCAGTAGGCCGTGAACACCATCTCGAGCGAACTGCCGAGAGACTCGAACGTCTCCGATTCGTCCGGCGCATCCGGGCCGTAGTTGATCGTGAGCGCCGGCAGTTCCTGCTCTTCTTCAGCCAGCGAGCGAATGCGGTTCACTTCGGTCAATGCAACCAGATTCGGATTCGCGATACAGACTGCCGCCGCTGCATCCAGAATCTGCTGAACCCTGTGCATCAGGCCCTCAGCACAACCGTCGTCCAGCCTGGCGCAGGCAGATCGCGCTCGATGCGCAGCACGCGGAAGTTTCCGCCCTGCACAATGAGGTCGGTGCCCTTGACCAGATCGGTGACATCGCTCGAACGACAGGCGAGCGCAGGCGAACGCGATTCAATATCGAGCTCGCCCATGCTCACCCCATCGTATTGACGGTCGAAGATCGCCCAGAACGTGGGCAGGTCGGAAAGAACGGCGACGCCGCCGAGCGCCTTGATGGCTTCAAGACGATCGGCGTCGATCTCCATCACACGACGTGCTTCTTGCCGGCCGCGACGACGCTGATCAGCGACGGTCCGGTGGCAATCGTTCCGACGTAGCCGAGGAATCCACCGACGACCTTCTTCGGGTCGACAGCGATCGTCGAGGAACTGTTCGCTGTGTTGGTACCGAAGGTGTACCCGGTGATGTCCGCCGCGCCGGTACCGTTCGCGTCACTTGCTGATTGCAGTTTCCCGGCGATGGTGCCGGTGACTGCGCCCAGCTGCTGAATGACGAGAATCTCGCCGTCGTATACGCGGACGTCGAGCCATTTGGCAGAGCCGCTCGTCGCGGCCGCCGTGTTGGCCGCAGACACCGCATCGATCAGTGAGGTGGCGGTTGCTGCAGAAGCTTGACTCAGAAGCATGCTATTTCTCCTTCTTGCCGGTCTTTGTTTCCGGCACAGACTTGAACTCGGGGGTCTCGATCTTCACCGGCTCGTCTTTCACTTCTTCGACGGCCTTGATGGAGATGAGGAATTGACCTGTCGCGGCATCCAGGTCTGCGGTCTCGGGCGGCACCAGATTCCGCCCAGGACCAATGCAAACACCGCGTAGTGCGCGGCACTTCACTTACGAGAGGTCCGTGCCGACCACGAACGCCTGCGGGTAGCGCAGCATGATGTCGACCATCCACATCGCGCGGATGCCGACCTGCGCCGTGTTGAAGCGCGTGCCGCCGTTGTCGGTGGAGAGTTCCAGAACGCCCCACTCGCCGATCACCAGTTCGTCCCATGAACCGAAGATGATGTTGGCCGAGGCCAGCTGTTCCGAAGACATCGCACGGAAACCGACCAGCCGACCATCTAGAAGGTCGCCTTCCCACAGCGGACTATCGGTGCTCGTGAAGCGCTGGCGCTGCATGGCGATCGCTGCGCCCGCGATATTCGTCACCCAGCCCGGATTGCCGCGAATCGCATTGACCGCACCAGCCGCCACCGGGAATGCCAGAGCTTTGGTGTAGGAGAAGGTGCTGGCGCTCTGGCCCGTCGTGACACCGGTCGTGTTCTTGATGCCGAGCGGCTGAGCACCGCCAGTGCCGTTGATGGACGCATTGTCCACACCATCGATTGCGACGTCAGCCGCGAGATCCGCCATCACGAACGCTTCGGCCGAAGGAGACGACTGCGCGAGCAACTGCTCAGACACGTCCGTGATCGCGATACAGGTCTTCGGCGTCATGCTGAGCTGACCGAGCGTCTGGTCGGCCGCGGTCACACTCGTGCCTTCACCGGCCTGCCATGTCACCGTGACCTTGCCAGTCTGACGCGGGAAGATGACATTGCCCTGCAGGCCCGAAATGACACGAGCGCCCATGTTCATAGCCACGGAACGGTTCCGCAGAATGTCGATGAAGCCCATGTTCTGGACGTTGACGAGATACCCGCCCTTCGAGCCGGGCGTCGTCGCCATGGCGCGAGAAGCCGCCTCTCCGAGAGGACGCTGAAGCACTTCTGAGGGGATCAGGATGCTGGAGGTCAGCTCGCGACCGAGTCTCTTGCCGACTGCGTTCGAGCACTCGATCTCGTACGCCGCCTCCTCGATCAGCTTCGGACGCTGGCCGCCGAAGCGCAGCGCGCGAACGGCACGGAACAGACTGAACCGATCCGCTTCACGAGCGGAGAGACCCAGCGCTGCCGCCTGCATCGGATTCTGACGGCCGCGTGCTTCCATGACATCCAGAATCTGGCTCGCTACGCCGGCTTCGACGACTCGCCCGTTGGCGTCGCGAACGTCGACGAGTTGCGTACCTTCAGCGATCCAGCGCGCTTCGACGCGAGCATCGATCTTGTTGGCCTTGCACAGATTCTGAATCGCCTGCCGGCGCTCGTTTTCTGCCTGAGTTGCACTGATCTTGGGGTCGGCGCTTGCGCCCGCCGCGGCATTTGCTTCGGCCATTGAAGGCTCCTTGGATGTGGCGGTTAACGCCGGGATAGAAACTTCGCGAGATGTCTCCGCAGGGGCAGGAGACGAAGAAGCCGCCTCAAGGGCGGCTTCAGTGGGGTGAGTTGTTTCGCCGGTTGGTCCGGCATCTGGCGGCAAGACGACAGCCCGTCCCACGCCAACCGTCGTATCTGCCGGGACCGGAACGATGCTGTTCTCGATCGGCTCCCAGTCCGTGGAGCGATAGGTATCCATCTCGTCATCGGTGGATTCGAGTCGCATTGCGTGCACTCGATACCCTACGGATGTATTCGAACGAATACCGTCATCGACGTCGGCGAGGATGTCGCTCGCCAGTTGCGTGCGACTGAACCGCCCATTTCCGCGACCGACACGATCGGCGCCGATGATCGCGGAATCCATCACACCGATCTGCTGACGCATGTCGTGATTCAGAAGAAGCGGCGCGCGTCCGCTATTCATGAAATCCATGCGCACGGACTTCGGAGAATGATCGAGAATCTCACGGCCGAACCAACGCTCGACAGGAGCCTCGGATGAGAACGACATCGCTCGCGAGCGGCCCTTCTCACTCATGATCGTTCTCGACTGTTCCGCCTGCGGCATAGAGCACGCAATCACGTTTCATGAACTCAGGCGCGTGCCGTGTTCGGAAAGCATTGGCCTGCTCTTCCGTAACGTTGTCGAGCGCGAGTTCACGGCCGTTCGGAAATGTGAGCACGGCACGCCTTTTCTCGGCGTCGTAACTCATCTGGATCGTGTCGCTCATTTGGCTACCTTCAGAGACGAAAAACCCCGCGCGGGCGGGGTTGGTTCAGAAGAGGATTGATTCGGTTGTGGCGGTGGTGCCTGTGCCGCGGGGTCTGGTTGCGCTGCCCCTGTGCCCGCGGTCTGCTCCGGATTCGTATCGAGCACGAGACCTGCCTCGTCGAGCATTTCGAGTTCGCGCTCGCGCTGCTCGATCAGGTCCTCGATGTCCGAGCCCTGATTGACGAGCACGTCCTGCAGGGTCTTGAAGCCTGCCCGGACGGCATCCTTGTCTGCCTGCACTTCCTTCGTCGGGTCGACGTAGACCCAGCCGCGGGTACGGAACTGCGCGGCTTCGTAGCGCTTCGGCTCGAGTGCGTAGGCCATGAGCGGAATCGTCGTCATGACCTGCGCATACATGGCCTGTCGAAGCCATTCCCTGTGGATCACCTCGCGGAACTCGCGGATGAACCACTGCTGGATGTCCTTCCACGAGTCGCGATCATCGTTCAGGGACAACTTCAGCGGCGAGTAGTCGGCCTGGCTGTAGTCGCCCGACAGGGATGCATAGTTGACGCCGATACCCACTGCGACCTCGCGCTTCTTCTCGCGCATGAAGTCCGCGTACTGGGGATTCGGAGAATTCATCGGCCCAGCCGAAAGCTTCTCGCCGGGATTCAGGCGCTTGTAGGTCCCAGGTTCGACCTGCATCTCATATGAGCCATCGCTCTGCTGTTCGGAGAATGACGAGGCGTCTTCCGGCGTCTCAATGGCTCCGTTCACACACGCCTGACTGCGCGCACGAGTGATCTCCGCCTCCGCGTAGCCGCCCATGTCATTCACGGTCTCAGCCACCGCATGGAGCCACGGCTCACCACGGGTCTGCGGCCAACGATCGATACGGGCGAGATGAATGATCTGCTCCGCCAGAACGCGCTCGACCTGATCGCGCTGCACGGTCCCGATCCAGCGATCCTCGTTCGGATGCGCACGGCGGATGTAGTAGGCGACCGGGCGGAAGAAACGGTCCACCTCTACGCCCATGCGGATCTGGTTGCCGTCCGCCACCTGAAGCGTCGCGAAGTCGACGTTGTCGGCAATCCGCTCCGCCTCGATCACTTCGAGCGCGTACGGGATGTCCGAATCGGGCATCTTCGTGAAGTGCCGGCGGATAAAGACTTCACCCGCATCGAACACCTGCCCGATCAGGAAGCGCTCCATGTCGGGCAGACTGAGCCGGCCTCCGGTGTGGCAGTACTTGGCACAGCTCCACTCGCAGAACTTCTCTTCGATCTCGTCATTGACGCGCTTGTTGAACTCGTCACGCGTCGTCTTCACCTGCGCCTGCAGACGGATTCCGCAGCCGATGATGTTGTTGATCGTGATCTTGCGGCCGCGCTTGGCGTAGGGCGAATCGCGACCTAGAGCACGGGACCGCGAACGAAGCTCCCGAAGGCTCGTGTCGAGCTCGGCATCGGCCGACGTATTCGAAACTGTCCAGCCGCTCGTCAGACGGGACTTCTTGGCGCTCGCATACATGCGCTGTCCGCTGCCGATTGTTGACGGCACGCGCACGATCTCGGGCCTGATGCGCAAAAGTCTGCTCATCAGCGCCTGAAATCGATTCATACGAATCTCACCTTGATATCGCGACCCTTGGCCGCTTTTGTACCCAGTTCTTCACTCTTGACTTCGGTCCGCAGCTCCGCGCGCCACTCACGAAGCTCGGAGAGCGACCAGCGTGCGATCGAACGGCCACCGATGGACATGCTCGCCTGCGCCGTCGAGGCGTTGCCTTCGAGGAAGGCCTCGATCGCATCGAGCGTCCGGCGCGCCCACGTACGGGTATCGGTCGTGCCCGACGCCGCCGGGTCAACTTCGACTTCGACGTAGACGGATTCAGCGATGAAGACCTGCGTGCCATCGGTCACGCGGACGCGAACGAGGTAGCGACCGGGCTGATAGGTCGCGGTCGTCGTCGCATCGACCGTAAAGCGATGAGACGTGCCGTTCACAGCCGCGGGCACGTTGAACGTCCTGCCGGTCTTCTCGAAGTACGCCGTGGCAGTCCACGTGGAAGGCGGGAAGTCCGCGAACTCCCGGTCCCATACCCATGTGTTGCCGGCGATCAGAGCGGTCGGCAGGGTTGCGGGAACGTCGGGCACTAGCGTCTCCAGGCTTTCACCCAGCCCCCACGCTGGGGAATCTGGGGTCTCTGTACAACAGGAGCCGGTGGCGGTGGCGGAGGTTCCTCCGGCTCGCTCACCACGGGCTCGACACGTTTGGGGGCAATCTTCGCGCGATGCGCGAGAAGTTCAGCGCCACCCCGCCCCAGCATCGCCGCATAGGCGTACACCGTGCCGTCGAGCGCTTCCTGTCGCACCCCTAGCTTCTTTGGCTTCCACACGCGAACGTGGCGCCCCATGCTCATCTTCGTCACTACGACTTCGCTCGTGAGCTGATCGAAGAACTCTTCATCCACTCCGGCGTCGAAGTGGAAGTAGCCCGGGCCCGGTTGCGTCACTTTCTTCAGCCGGCCGTAGATCACGGCCTTGATGGTGTCGACACCGATCATCCACACCGCCGCCCCGGTCTTGCCCTTGCCAGCCTTCTTTGGCCAGCCCGGCCGTCCGGGACCCGCGATGCCCTTTCCAGCCCACACGCGAAAGCGCTTGCGCGCCATGCAGTAGCGATACACCTGCTCGGTGAAGTGACCACCGGAGTCGACGCACACCGCTTCGATCCCGAGCTCGCGACCGTCATCGGTCCGGAACCGGCGTCTGAGGAAATCGTCGTGCTCTTTCCAGAGCGCGCCCGACCCCGGGTCGCCTCGCAGCACCTTGTGCTCGATGCGCCAGGCTTCTTCGTCAACGCCCCAGCCGTAGAGGAAGATCTCGAGCCGGTCGTCCTGTACGTCCGTACCCACCGTCAGGAGCTGAACTCCAGCAGGGATAGACACGGCCGTATAGGACTCGCGGCGCTCCATGAGCCCGATGGGCTCGAGCTTCTCGCCCGAGTCTTCCCAGGTCTCACCGAGCGCTTCGTTGATCCACTGCTGAAGCGTTTCCGGGAAGGCCTTTTTGTCCAGAAAGTCCCGCGCCATCTGGCCCCAGCTTGACCAGGGCGAATACAGTTCCGAGATGTGGAACCCGGCAATGCCGTTGAACGGCTTGCTCGCCCGCCACTCTCCGCGCGCAAGCATGTCAGCCTTGGCGTTCTCTTCGATCGACGCGGCGCAATGGACGCACTGGTAGACCGCCTGCTCCGGGGCGAGCCCGAATTCGCTCCACTTCACCTGCGCCCAGACAAGACGCTGGAACTCATTGCAGTGTGGACAGGGCACGAAGTAGTAGCGCTGGTCCGACGTCTCGAATCCCTTCTCCACTCGGCTGGAGCCCTTCACAGTCGGAGTGGAGCCCGCCAGTATCTTCCGGTTCCAGAAAGTCTTGGTGCGTACACGCCCCAGAGAGAGCGGATCGCCTGCCTGCTTCGCCGATATCGGGTACTTGTCCACCTCATCGAAAAGCGCGATCCGAATCGGTTTGGACGCAAGCGACGCCGGGGAATTCGAGATAGCTACCGCAAGCAGCCCGCCTGGAAACGTCTTGTGCCGGAGCGTGTTCGCTGTGGCGCGCGTTCTCTCGTCAGAGAACTTCCCCCTGAGGCATGGGGTGTCCCGGATCATCGGAGCCAGCCGGTCGCGTGACCAGTCGACCGCGACCTCTTCGGTCGGCTGCACCATCAGGATCGGAGAGGGGTCCTGATCAACGTAGTAGCCGATGACGTTGTTCAGTATCTCGGTCCAGCCGACCTGCGCGGATTTCTGGACCCATATCTCACGCACGACCGCATCGGACACGGTGTCCATGATTTCGCGCTGGTAGGGTGCCCGGTCAGTTCTCCACTCTCCGGGCTCTGCGCTGCTTTCGCTCGACAGGCGCCGCTTCGCGTCCGCCCACTGGCTCACGGTCAGTTTCGGGGGCGGTCTCAGGATCGTCGCTGACGCTCTGATCCGCTCTCGCATGCGCCGGAGTTGCGTGCTCCGACTGATAAGTAGAGAGGGATCGGAGGACCTCGTGGATCGCCTGCTCGAGACGGTCCTTCCGCTGATTGATGTCTCCATCAAGACGTGGCGCTACCTTCGTCGGCAGCCCAAGAAGCGCCGTACGTAACTCAACTAGAAACTTCTCAAGTTCTTTTTGCCAGACGCTTAATTCGCCAAGATCGCCGCGCCGCTCAGCATTCTCCAGAGCCAGCTTGTCGGCCTGCTCGGCAGAATGACGGGTACGCGCCCGATCCAGTTCCAGGCGTTCGTAGTTCTCGCTGAAGTACCATTCGACTGCCGCTCGAAGAGAAATCTGCGTCTTGTTGCTTCCACGACCGCGTTTGCCGCGCTTCTCGACCGGAAGTCCGGCATGCGTCCACTTTCTGACAGCTTCGGGAGTGACCCGGAACAGCGTGGCGATCTCATCGAGATCGATGATGTCACTCGACATTACAAAACCAACTCATGAGAACACCGCAAGTGGACATCGATCGAGGGTCGAATCACC